GTCGTCACACTTCTCTCCCCGGTAGTCGCTGGGCTGTTTTTCAGGAGGGGCGATGTTGGCTGAGCCGCTCCGGGATCTGGCCGTGCCGTTGGATGACTTGACCCCGTTGGAGGGGAATCCGCGCCGGGGTGATGTGGCTGCGGTGGCTCGGTCGTTGCGGCGGTTTGGTCAGCGGAAGCCGATTGTGGCCCGTCGGGATGGGACGGTGGTGGCGGGGAATCACACTCTGGCGGCGGCCCGCGAGTTGGGTTGGTCGGAGATCGCCGTGGTGCGTGTGGATGACGACGAGGCGACGGCGAAGGCGTACGCGTTGGCGGATAACCGGACGTCGGTGTTGGGGTCGTTCGACGAGGCGGATCTGGCGGCGATGGTGGGGGAGGTGTTCGCGGCTGATCCGGAGTTGTTGGAGGCGGCGTCGTTCGACGAGGCGTATCTGAATGAGCTGTTGGCCGGCCGGGAACCACCGACTGCTCTGACCGATCCGGACGAGGTGCCGGATGTTCCAGTCCAGACGGTGTCGGCATTGGGTGATCTGTGGCTGTTGGGGCCGCATCGGCTGCTGTGCGGGGACTCGACAGGCGGTGCAGTGGTCGAGCGGGTGATGGGCGATGGTCGGGCGGATTGTGTGTGGACGGACCCGCCGTATGGGGTGGCCTACGAGTCCGCAGTCGGTGACATCCAGAATGACGATCTGAATCATGTTGCTCTAACTGACTTCCTGCGGGCTTCGCTCGCCGCCACACTCGCGTTTACCAAGGGTGGAGCGGCCTGGTACGTGTCCTTCGCAGACAAGACGCTCCTCGCTGCGGCAACTGTGCTCGATGAGTTGGGTATTTACCGGAACGTGATTGTGTGGGTGAAGGATCAGCTCGTTCTGGGACGTGGGGACTATCACTCGCGTCACGAAGTGGTGTTCTACGGATGGACTCCTGGTGCGGCCCACCACGCGGTGGAGGACCGGACCCAGGACACCGTGTGGGAGATTCCGCGTCCGAAGCGGTCGGATGAGCACCCGACCATGAAGCCGGTCGAGCTCGTGGCTCGGGCGCTGCGAAACAGCACCCGGGTAGGGGCGCTGGTGTTGGACCCGTTCGCCGGCTCGGGGTCGACGTTGATCGCCTGCCACGAGACCCGCCGCATCGCTCGGTTGGTCGAACTTGACCCGCCGTACGTGGACGTGATCTGCCGCCGCTACCAAGAGCACACCGGGACGGTGCCGGTGTTGGAGTCGTCGGGCGAGCCGCACGACTTCACGACATGACCACACCGGACGCCCCGGAAGGGTTGCTACAGGCGGCCCGAGGCCGATGGGACGCGTTCTGGGCAAGCCCCGCCGCGCAGAAGGTCAACGTCGAATCGGACCTGCCCCGGCTGACGCGGTGGATCGAGCAGACCGACGAATACGACCGGGTCGCCAAGGTGTGCAGGAAGACCCGATTGGTGAAGGGGTCGATGGGGCAGCCGGTGCTGAACCCGCTGTTCTCCTACCTGGCGCAGCTCGACGCGCAGATCGTCCGCACCGAAGCCGACTTCGGGATGACCCCGCTGGCTCGCCGTCGCCTCGCGGTGGCGGACGTGGCCGCGCCGGCGACGGACTCGTTGGACGAACTGGCGGCACGCCGGGATCGGAAGGCGGCGGGTGCCTGAGACACTGCTCCGGCCGACTCATCTGTGGGTGCCGGAGCGGGTCGGCTCGTATGGCGACGAGGCGACGGACCTGTCGCGACTGGCTGGCCGTGAGCTCGACCCGGAGCAGGCGTTGGCGGTCGACGCGATGCTGTCGTTCGGGCGCGGTGGCCGGTGGTTGGCGTTGGAGTCGGCGATTGTGGAGGCCCGCCAGAACGGGAAGACGGCGGCGGTCCTACTGCCAGTGGTGCTGTTCGACCTGTTCCTGTTGGGCGCGGACCGGATCGTGTGGACGGCGCACCTGTTTAAGACGGCGCGGGATGCGTTCGCCGACTTCGACCGACTGATCTCCAGCACGCCGGAGTTGTCGCGGCGGGTGAAGAAGGTCACCTACGCGAACGGCGAGGAGTCGATCGAGCTCCATTCGGGGGCTCGGTTGGAGTTCCTGGCCCGGTCGAAGGGCGGCGGCCGTGGGCTGGGTGGCCGGCGCCTGGTCATGGACGAGGCGGGGTTCCTGTCGGCGGAGTCGATGGGCGCGCTGATCCCGACACTGTCGGCGCGTGAGGATCCGCAACTGAACTACGGCGCGTCGGCGGGCCTGGGCTCGAGCGACCATCTGCGGGCGTTGCGGGATCGTGGCCGCAAGGGTGGCGACCCGTCGCTGATCTGGGTGGAGTACTGCGCGCCGGGCGGTTGGGACGACCCGCCGTGCGAGCAGGGCCGCAAGTGTGGGCATGTGGTCGGCACCGCGGGCTGCGCCTTGGATGACGAGTCGCTGTGGCCGTTAGCGAACCCGGCGATCGGTCGGCGAATCACCTACGAGTACGTCCGGCAGGAGCGGCGCGCACTGCCGGCTGAGGAGTTCGGGCGGGAACGGCTGGGCTGGTTCGATCTGCCTGAAATCGAGGTCCGCCCGATCGACATGGGCGAGTGGGCTGGCCGCGCGATCGACCCGCCGGATCCGAATCCGCCGTCCCCGGTGTACTTCCTGGATGCCTCACCGGGGTTGGGCTCGGCCAGTATCGGCGTGGCTGCTGTCCACAACGGGAAGCCGCATCTGGACCTCGCGGAGTACGGCGGGGGCGCCGACTGGCTGCCCGTCCGGGCGGCGAAGCTGCGGAAGGACTACCCCGGCGCTCAGTTCGCGGTGTTGGGCACGGGTGCGGTGACGGCGCTGCTGCCGGCGTTGAAGGAGCAGGGCATCGAGCCCGAAGTCTTCACGATCCCGGACATGGGCCGCGCCTGCGGGCATCTGCAGAAGCTGGTCGCCGACAAGGCAGTCACCCATTCCGGTGAGCCACTGTTCGCGCAGGCGCTGTCGGTGGCGATCAAGCGGGACATCGGCGACGACCTGTGGACGTGGTCACGACGGAAGTCCGGGGACATCTCGCCGCTGGTGGCGGTGACCGGGGCGGCGTGGCTGTTGGAGACACAATCCGTGATCCCACGATCGAAGGTGTACTGATGGCCGAGACGGTTGTCACCATCGTGCAGAAGCTCGATGACAAGGGGACCGTGGTCTCGGAGACCAAGACCACGGTCGAAACCACCGTGCCGCAGCAACCGGCAGACAAGCCAGTCGGGATGTACCTGTGACCGTTCTCGATAACATGACGTGGCAGCAGGATGCTCCGACCGCGACGCTCCAGTCGGAGCCGCGGAAGCTGCGCGGGTTGCGGTTCCCGGTGATCCCCACTGGGGGGTGGCTGGCGCAGATCGGCGGCGGCATCGCCGCGCTGGTCGGCTCCTTCATGCAGTTCGGCACGCCGATCACGCTGATCGCGGCCGGGCTGGCTGCGGTGGTGCTGGGCACGCTCCGCGAGGCTGAGAAGATCTGATCATGGGTCTGGGGCGGCTACTCACCCGGTCGACGAAGTACACCGTCTCCGACACGGTGTCCGGTGCGACCGCGGTGTACACCGTCCTGGACGGGCTGTCCCCGGACTGGGCCACCTCGAGCGCCTATCGGGGTGCGATGACGGTGCCGGGTGCGTGGCGGGCGGCGCTGCTGATCTCCGACTTCCTGGGCCAGGTGCCGTGGCATGCGTACCGCGAGTACGGCGACGGGCCGATGGAGAAGTTGGAGCCGACGCCGCCGCTGTTGGAGCAGCCGAATCCGCCGGATACGCGGATGTCGACGTTCTCCTCTGCGGGCCTGGACCTGCTGTGGCACGGCAACGCGGTCGGGGTGATCTCGGCCCGCAACGCGCAGGGCTGGCCGACCGCGGTGTTGCCGGTGCCGGCGGTCAGCGTCGATGTGCGGCGGGTGTCCCCGTACCAGGATTCGCCGCTGCCGGTGGGCGCGCTGGAGTACAAGGTCGGCGCGATGAAGGGGCTCGGTTCCGAGGATGTGATCCACATCAAGGGGCCGTGTGAGCCGGGCGCAGTGCGTGGGCTGGGTGTCCTCGAAGCTCACATGAATACGATCAACTTGGCGCAGGATCAGTCTCGCCAGTCGCGTTCTCTGGCGAATCACGGCGTCCCCACGGGGGTCATCGAATCATCGAATCCGGATCTGACCGATGCTGAGGCGCTGGACATGAAGGCCCAGTGGCTGGCGAACCAGCGCGAGCGCAGCGTGCAGGTGCTCAACGCCTCGACGAAGTTCACCCCGTTGTCGTGGAACCCGGAGCAGATGCAGCTGGTGGAGGCCCGCCGGTTCACCTTGAACGAGTGGGAACTGATCTTCGGGCTGCCAGTGGGTTGGCTCGGTGGGACCGATTCGTCCCGCAAGTACTCGAACATGAGCCAGGATGACCTGCACCTGTTGAAGTACACGATGTCGGGGCATCTGGCCCGGTTCGAGCAGACCCTGTCGTTGGCGTTCCCGCGGGGTACCACGGTGAAGGCGAACCTGGATTCGGTGCTGCGGGCGGACACCCTGACCCGCTACCAGGCGCACCAGATCGGGATCACCAGCGGATTCGAAACCGTCGACGAGGCGCGCGGCTACGAGGACCTGCCGCCGCTGCCTGAGAAGCCGATCCAATCGGACGAGTTCACCAGCACCGGAAACGAGGAGCTCCCATGAGCGACAGCCCGAAGAAGTTCGCCGCGCCGGCGGTGGAGGAGAAGCCGAAGGTGTCCGAGCGGGAGAAGCGGATCGCCCGCGGTCAGTGCGTCGTCGATGATGGCACCGCGCATATGGGTCGCGCCGTGAACGGCGTGGTCTGCTCGGCGCACGCGATGCACTACCTGGCCGACGGGACGCCGCGGGCGCGTTGACATGCCCTGGCATGTGAGCAAGTCCGACCAGTGCGGGCCATCGAAGCCGTGGGCCGTGGTCAAGGATTCGGACGGGTCGGTGGTGGCATGCCACGCGACGGAAAACGACGCGCAGGCACAGATGGCCGCGCTGTACGCGAAGGAAGGCACCATGACGGGCAATCGCTCGACTGAGGCACCTCGGACCGGGATCGACGTGATCGACAAGTTCGACCGTCCCGGCCCGTCCGATGAGGTGCAGTATCGGTCGTTCGCGCCGGATCTGGAGGTCCGTTCCGGCGGCGGCGGCAGGACTGTGTTCGGGATCGCGGTGCCATACAACGCGCCGACCCGGATCGACGACCGGCTGACCGAAATATTCGTGCGGGGCGCGTTCGATCATCAGTTCGCGGACCCGTCGCGGGTCAAGTTCGCCCGCGAGCACGTCGCCCTCGGTGGGGAACTGATCGGCGCGGCGACCCTGCTCCGGGACGACCCGGCTGGCCTGTATGTGGAACTGCGTGCTGCGGACACTAGGGCCGGCAACGAAACCCTCGAGCTGGTCAAAGAGGGCGCCCTGGACAACCTGTCGATCGCGTTCCGGGAGCGGCACAACCGCCGCCTCGCCGGCGGGGTCGTTGAGCGGGTCAAAGCGAACCTGCGCGAGGTCGCCGTCGTTCTTGAGGGCGCCTACGGCGACTTGGCGATGGCGGCCGGGGTTCGGTCCCGGCAGCCGCAGCGGTATGCCGAATCGACGCTGAACCCGGAAGAGGAAGCGTTGAACGAGGCGGTGGAGCAGTACCGGAACGGTCTGCCGAAGCTGCCTGACTATGACGTCGAGATCCGCGCCGCGGACCTCGGAATGAACTGGCGGTAACCCGCCAGAGTTCAAGGCTGGACACCGGTCCCCTCGCCGCTCACGTTGAAGCGAGCCCGCCGGTTACTCGGAGCCCCACTTATCCGCAGTAACCCTAGGAAGGGGTTCGCATGTCCAACGTGTATCTGGACGGCCTGCGTACCAAGTACAAGGGCCTCGAAGACACGATCGCCGGGATGCAGGCCCGCGCGGTCGAACGCCAGGTCGATCTGACCGATGAGGAGAAGCGGTCGATCGTCGAGATGGGCGAGAAGGCCAAGGTGCTTCACACCGAGATCTCCAGCCTGTCCGAGATCGAGCTTCGCAACGCGCAGAACCGGCAGATGGCCGCCACGGTCGACGCCGCAATGGTTGCACCCGCCGCCAACGGCGACCAGCCTGCGCCGCAGGGCGACGGCGACAGCACCAAGTTCCGGGCGCTGGGCATCACCACCCAGGACCGGGACCCGGGCATCTACACCCGCGGCGGCCCGAACTCGTTCCTCGGCGACCACTTCCGATCCATGATGATGGGCGACAAGGAAGCCGCCACCCGGCTCACTCAGCATTCCAACTCGATGCGGGACAACGAGCACCTGCGTGACGTGCTCGGTGCCGGTGCCACCACCTTCGGCGCCGGTCTCGTGCCGCCGGTGTGGCTGGCCGAGTACTTCGCGCCGGTCATGCATCGTCAACTACGGCTGGCGACGCAACTCAGGCAGGTGCCGTGGGCGGGACCGTACCCGTGGACCATCCCGGTCGCCGGCACGGTCGCCAAGACGTCATCGGTCGCTGAGGGTGTCAACACCACCGAGACGGACCCGCAGTACACCACGATCACCGTCACCCCGAAGGCGATCATGGGGTACTCGGAGGTGTCCCGGCAGTTGCTGGAAGGCTCCAGCCCAGCCGTCGACACCATCATCTGGGGTGACCTGATCGGTGACTTCTACGACAACGTCGAACTTGAAGTCATCGCGGCCCTGAACGGTCAGTCGGGTGTGAACACGGCGACCGTGTCCGCGGGTGTGCTCACTACCACGGACATCGCCGCGCAGCGCGCCGGGCTCCTCGACGGCATCGCCGCCATCTCGGATGCACCGGCTGGCGACCCGGACCTGTGGGTCGGCCGGACGTCCCGGTGGGTGAGCTACCTCAAGTTCGCCGACACCACGGGCCGGCCGCTGATTCTGGCCCAGTCGTACAACCCGCAGAACGCGATCGGCGAGGGCGGTGCCGTTAACGGCTTCCGCAGAGCGGTTCAGGGCAGTCTCGAGTCGCTGGAGGCGCTCACGTCGCCGACGGTGGCGGCGTCGACCGGGTTCATCCTGAACAGCCAGGAGCACCTGTTCTCCGTGTCACCGCCGATGCAGTTCCAGTTCGAGCAGCCAGCCGGGCCGGCGCTGATCCGGGTTGGCGTGTGGGGCTACGAGGCGGTCACGTTCGGCCGCCGGCCCAAGGCGGTCACGAAGATCACCTACTCCGGCAGCTGACCGGACAAAAGTCTCGGCCCGCCGCAGGGATAGCCGGCGGGCCGAGACCCAGCTATCCCAATCAGAAAGGGTTCGATCCGCGATGCCCGTACCTGAGCCCCGCTTCCCCGACCCTGGTCGACCCGAGAACCTAGTGCAGATCATCGACGGTCCGTGGTCCGCCGAGATCGTTCGCCTCGGACGCTGGCGGTACGAGATCACCCTCATCACCGTCACCGAGCCGAAGATGCAGGAGCAGCAGTCGTGGTTCGTGTTCGGCTCCCGGACTCACGCTGATAACAAAGCCCGGCAGCTGATCAACCGATACAACCGGCGCGAGATCGCGGAAGCCAACACCTGGCGTGTCGGGCCGCTCGGGCCGGGCATGCAGCCGACCACGCACATCGAGAAGCCGCCGGAGCCGCCGAAGGGCGGGTCGGGCGTTTCGTCGCCCCGATGCGAGAAGTGCGCGGCGAGGGAGGAGCAGGACACCACGGCTAGGCCCGTCGTACAGGTCGGTGCTGTGCAGGCTGCGCGCATGGACGAGGCGCCGCCGACGTTCGGGTTCACGCCGCGACGGGACCTGCGGTGAGCGCATGACCGACCTCGACGGCATGGTGCAGGTCGCATACCTACACAGCGAGAACGTCAGCCACTCCTGGGTGGAGTCCATGCGCGGCATGTGGGAGTACGACCTGGACAAGGGTCGCATCGCCCGCCGGCCGCTGAACCTGCGCTGCATGCACCACATCGCGCACTCCCGCAACTACGCGGCCCGGCTGTTCCTGGACAACACCGACCACGAGTGGCTGTTCTTCGTCGACACCGACATGGGCTTCGCACCGGATGCGGTGCATCGGCTGCTCGAGGCTGCCGACCCGGTGGAGCGGCCGGTGATCGGCGGGCTGTGCTTCGCGTACATGATCGACGGCTACGACGGGATGGGTGGGCACCGGTTCACGGTCGTGCCGACCATGTACCGGATCGGCGAGTCGGACAAGGGTGAGCCGGCGTTCTGCTACTACGGCGACTACGTCGACGACACGGTCACCCAGGTGGCGGCGACCGGTGGGGCGTTCCTGCTGATCCACCGTGGCGTGCTAGAGAAGTTGCGCGCCGAGCACGGCGACCACTGGTTCGACCAGTTCTACGACCGCAGCGGCGACATCGTCGGTGAGGACATCGCGTTCTGCGGCAGGGTGCTCAAGGCCGGGGTGATCCCCGTCGTCCACACCGGGGTGAAGACCACCCACCACAAGGAGATCTGGCTGTCCGAAGAGGACTACGCCGCGCAGAAGCTGAACACGGTCACTATCGCCGACTGGCCCGCGGAGACCACGTGAGAGTCGCGATCACCGGAGCGGCCGGGTTTGTCGGCACGTGGCTGTGCCGGGACCTGCGGGCGGCGGGCCACGAGACGCTAGGCGTCGACCTGCGGCTCGGTGAGTACGTGGACACACAGATCGACCTGTTAGGCCGTCAGAGCGTCCACCAGTGGCTGGAAAAGTGCCAACCCGACGCGGTCGTGCATCTGGCCGCGCAGGTAGGGCGGATCTTCGGCGAGCGGGACGTGTCGAGGACCATCCGCTGGAACGCCGAGGCCACCGGCCTAGTCGCGCACGCCGCCGCTTCGGCCGGGGTGCGACTGGTCTACGCCTCCACCTCCGAGGCGTACGGCGACCAGGGTGACGCCCTGCTCGACGAGGACGCACTGTGGGTGCTGCCGCACAATTTGTACGGGTTGTCGAAGCGGTGGGGCGAAGAGGTGTGCCGCTTCTACGCCCCGGACGATCTGGTGATCGTGCGCCTGTCAATGCCGTACGGCCCGGGAACGCCGCCCGGGGAGGGCCGCCGGGCCATGGATACGATGCTGTGGCAGGCGCACCACCGGATGCCGATCACCGTCCACCGCGGCGCCGAGCGGTCCTGGTGCTGGGTCGGTGACACCGTCCGCGGCATCCGGCTCACCCTCGAGCATCCGCACGGCGGGACGTACAACGTGGGCCGCGATGACGACCCGCGGACCATGCTGGAGATCGCACAACGGGCCTGCAAACTGGCTGGCGCATCGGACACCCTGATTCACGAGGTCGACCCGCCGACAGCACAGACGGTGGTGAAGCGGCTGGCCACCGACCGCATCCGCGGCCTCGACTGGGAACCCACCGTCGACATCGACGAGGGCATGGCCCAGGTGTACGAGTGGATCTCCGGCTACGACGAGAACGGTCACCGGCCGTGATCAGTGTGGTCTGCCCGACCATCGCTGGTCGGGAGGAGCACTACGCCCGTTGTGTGGCCGCCTACGAGCGGACCGCCGGTGACCGGATCGAGTTCATCACCATCCGTGATCGCCCCACGTGTGGTCTGGCTTGGAATGAAGGTGCGGAACAGGCCAAGGGCGACTACATCCACTTCACCGCCGATGACCTCGAACCGCACGACGGTTGGCTCGACCCCGCATTGGAGGCGGTCCATCGGGGCTACCTTCCCGCTCCGAGAATCATCCGGACGGATGGTGAGCGTGATTACTGCGACTACTGCGGAGTTCACGGGCGCGAGTTGCCTGACAAGGCCATCGTCGACATGTCGGTGATCCCGTTCATGTCCCGGGAGCAATGGGACAAGATCGGCCCCAGTTTGGACTGCCACTACTACACGGACAACTGGATCTCCTGGCGCGGCGCTCAGGCCGGCTATCTCACCGTCGTCCGCCGCGCATTCCAGTTCACCCACCATTGGGCGGCACCGGGTCGCGGTGCGGGCATGACCCAGCGGGAGCGCATGGAACACGACCGGAAGATTTTCGAGGCGGCGACCAGTGGACAGGCGGTGAGCTGATGTCGCTGATCCGGATCCTGGTCACCACCGAGGTCACCCTGACCCACACGTTCTACGTCGACGAGACCCCCACCGACGCATCCGGCGCCGTCACTGTCACCATCAAGCGGCTCGACGGGACCACGGTCGTCTCCGGCAGCGCGACCCAGCCCGGCCCGGCCGGCGTCTACGCGTTCGTTGTGCCGGAGCAGGCGACGGTCGACACGCTGACGGTGGACTGGTCCGGCAGCCTGGCCGGCGCGATCGTGTCCGTCCGCGACTACGTGGAGGTCGCCGGCGGGTTCCTGTTCGGGCTCGCCGAGGCCCGCGCCGCGCACCCTGGCCTCGCCAACACCACCGACTACCCGTCGACGCGGCTGGCGGCGAAGCGGCTTGAGGTGGAGCAGGAGTGCGAGCGGATCTGCCGCCGCGCGTTCGTGCCCCGCTTCAACCGGGCCACCCTGTCCGGCAACGACACCGACCGGCTACCGATCCCCAACACCGACGGCCGCGGCAGCGAGATCCGCGCCGTTCGGGCCGTGTCCATCGACGGCACCGCATGGTCGGCGCCCGACGTGGCCGCCCTCGGCTTCACCGACTTCGGGATCATCAAACGACCCGGTGGGGCGCTGTGGCCCGCCGGGACCGGCAACATCGTCGTCGAATACGAGCACGGCCTCGACTACCCGCCGTCCGAACTGTCCGAGGCGGCGATCCTGCGGCTGCGGTCCCGGATTGCCATGCCGATGTCCGGGGTTCCGGACCGGGCCGTGTCGTTCACGGTCACCGAGGGCGGCACGTTCCGGCTGTCCATGCCCGGCAAGCAACTGACCGGTGTCCCGGATGTGGACGCCGTGTACGAGCGGCACACCCGCCAGCAGCGGGCAGTATTCGCATGAGCGCGATCCCGGCGGCGATCGACAAACTGGTCCTGATGATGGGCCTGGTCGGGCCGAAGGTTGTCGACGGCCCACCGGTCGGGGTGTGGCAGGACGAGGACTGCATCATCGTCGGCTGGCAGCGGGACGCTGGGGCGTCCACTGAGGTCAATGCCGGGGTGCGAGTGGAGCACGCCGAGGGATTCGTCACCACCGACGAGGAGCGGTTCGCCGTCGCGTGCATGGTGTCCGTGGTCGGCGGCGACATGGCCCTTCGGCCGCTGCGTGAGCGGGCGGTCGGATTCTACGAGGAAGTCACGGCGGCGATCCGGCAAGACCCGACCCTATTGGGGGCGGTGGCCCAGGCGCAGGTGTCGTCCGCATCGATCGCGCAGTACTTCGTCCAGGAGTCCGGCGGAGTGGTGGACATCTCGTTCGACGTGTCCTGCATCGCCTTCCTCTGATGCAGGTCAAAGCGGACACCCGGCAGGTGCAGCTGCTGGCCGCCGAGCTGGCCAGGGCCGGGACGAACGTACGGCAGACGGTGACCCCGGAACTGCGGGAGGCAGCGAAACGGGTCCGCGGCCGCGGCCGGGACAAGGTCCGCAAACGCACCGGGAAGACCGCGCACTCGATCACCTACGGCGTGAAGAACAAGGGCATGACCTACGAAGTCGGCCCGACCTGGTTCGTGGGCCGGTTCCTCGAGCGCGGCACGAAGAAGATGCCCGCGTACCCGTTCATGGAGCCGGCGATCGCCGCTGAGACGGATCTACCGGACAAGGTCGCCGACCGGGTGGCCAAAGCCACCTTCGGACCGCAACGCCTCGTCTGACATCCCGTCCAACACCACACGCCGAGGAGGCGTCGCATGGCGCTCGTTGTCCCCCAAACCGCGGCCATCACGGGAACCACCGTGACCTTCGCCGCGCCCACCACGTCGGAGACCATCGTCCCCGACGTCGACTGCATCTACGTGGTGGTCGTCGGCGCCACCTCCACAACTGTCACCGTCGTCGTCCCCGGCACCCAGTACGGGCAGGCCCGCGCCGACGTGGTGGTGCTATCCGCGGCGACGAACCAGACCCGGTACATCGGCGGCCTCGTCCCTGACTTGGCCGACCCGTCGACCGGGCTGATCACCGTGACCTTCTCGCAGGTGACCAACGTGACCGCCGCATTGGTGAGGACGTGACCGATGGCTGACCCATGGGTGTGGCTGGACCACCCGGACACCGAGGCGCCGCCGCAGCGGTTCCCCAACGATCCGTCGGTGATCGCCGTGCAGAAGGCCCGCGGCTGGGAGCAGGTGGACGAGCCGGGCGCATCACCCGAACAGGGTGAAGTCGACGCCGACGAGGTCGACGACCGCGGCCAGGGGTGGGTGTACGTGCAGCACTCCGAGACTGGCGGCAACGCTCGGGTGCCGGTCGAGGTGTACGGCGACTGGGCCGGCAACGGCTGGGTGCAGACCTCCGCTGTGGCGGCGCTGGAGGACAAGAAGGTCGCCGACCTCAAGGCCGAACTGAAGGAGCGTGGCCTGCCTACGTCGGGCACGAAGCCCGAACTGATCGATCGTCTCAGCGAAGACGACATCGCCACCGTCGAGCCCGACAACGAGGAGTAGCAGATGGCCGACATCATCATCGACGGTAAGACGAGGGTTGCGTTCGTCACGTCGATCTCCAACCGCAACGCCCCCACCACCGCCGAGCTCAACGCCGGCACCCTGCTCCACGACGTGCTCACCGCGGACGGGCTTCGCGGGTTCGCCCCGGAGACCGCGGCGGTGGACACCTCGGCGCTGTCGTCGACGTTCAACACGAAGGCGCCGGGCCGCACCGACTACACCAACACCGGGCTGATGCTCAAGAAGCAGTCCGGCACGGACACCAATTACAACACGCTGATCCGCGAGTTCTCCACGAACATCGTGGTCCGCCGAGGCATCACGGCGTCGACGGCGTGGGCTGCGTCGCAGGTGGTGGAGGTGTACCCGGTGGTGTGCGGCGAGGTGCAGAACCAGGACCCGGAGCCGAACTCGGTGCAGAAGTACCTGGTGCCGGTGTTCATCTCCCCGGAGCCGAACCTGCGCGCCACGACCACCTGATCTCCTCCTTTTGCTGGGCGGGCGCGGTTTCCCCAGCAGGACCGCGCCCGCCCTCTTTCTGTCTGCTGGGATGCTGGGGAGGAATCATGGAACAGGCTCTGCCCATCACCGCCAAGAAGTGGCACCAGGCGTTGGTCGACGCTGGCGTCACCCGCGAGGACGACAAGATCCGCCGCATCGTCATTGACGCGAAGATGAACGATGTCGTGGTGATCCATGTGGAGCGTGTCGGCGATACGCGGCTGCTCGACGTGATGCCGACGCTGGCCGGCATCGAGATCAGAACGACGCCAACTGCGCCGCTGGATGAATCGCAGCTACAGCACGCTCTCGGCGTCATCGGCAAACTTGCCGACCAGGAGTACTTAGACGCTGGCAATGCGACGCCCGCGGAGCGGCTATCCGCTATCCGCCGCACTGTTGCCGACTACCGGCAGGTATCGGTGTGACCGACGTCAACGCCCTGCTCGCCAACGCGCAACGCGCCGAACTGCCAGTCGAGGTCTACCTGGGTCCGCCGGATCTGCCGCACGCCCGGAAGCGGCTCGAGGACGGCACTGCCTACCCCGACAAGCAGGCGGACCTGGACGACTTCGACCGGCAGATCCGTGCAGCCACACTGACCACCCGGGTCCGTGCCCTGCCGCACCGCGAGTGGGCCGAGTACGTCATCGCCCACCCCCCGCGCGACGGGGTCGCCGAGGACCGCCGCCGCGGGGTGAACGTGTCCACCTTCTGGGCGGTGGTCGTGCCGCTGTGCCTGCCGGACCTGACCCGGGACCAGTTCGAGAAGCTGGACGCGGTCATCTCCGAAGGCGACTGGGCGAAGGTGTGCGCCCTAGTCGAGGCGGTGAACACGGGGACGGTGCAGATCCCAAAATCGCCCGACGGCTCGCCGACCTCCCCGAGCTCCGACGAGACGTCGAAACCGCCGAGCGACTCGGCATCAGCCTGAGACGGTTCTACGGCTGGACCCCCGCCGGCCGGGAGTCGGAGTGGAACGACCAGGAGCGGGCGTGGATGGTCGCCCTCGGCGAATACCGGCGGATGCTGTGCCCGTGCGGCTGCGGGCATCTGGTCGAGGTCAGCCAAGCGCCGGAGAACGAAGGCCGGTTCGACGTGCATATGGCCCGCTGCCACGCGCGGACCGCGATCGCTATTGAGGCGAACAGGAAGGCCGAGCATTCGGAGGCCCTGATGTACCGGGCCGAACTGCGTCAGGAGGTGTGATGGCGCCCACAGTTCGGAGCGTCCTTGTCCGTCTCGACGCACTCGTCACCCCCTACATCGCCGCCTTCGGCAAGGCGTCCGGTGTCACCACCGCGTTCGCCCGCAACACCGACGCGCAACTGTCTGGCGTCACCGCCAAGACCACCAAGCTGGGCCAGACGGTGGGGATGCTGCCGGGGAAGTTCGGCGCCCTTGCCACGGTCGGCGGGACGGCGTTCGCCGGGGTCGGCCTGGCCGTGGCTGCGTCGGTGAAGCGGTTCGCCGAGTTCGACGTGGCAATGGACGCGGTGGCCGCCTCCACCGGCGCCACCGGTTCCGAGCTCGAGCAGCTCGGCGACACGGCGATGAAGGCTGCGGCGGAGACGAAGTTCGGCGCCATCGACGCGGCCCGCGGCATCGAATCCCTCGCCAAGGCCGGCCTGGAAACTGCGGACATCGTCGGCGGCGGGCTCAAGGGCGCGTTGGACCTGGCCGCCGCCGGTGAAATCGAGGTCGCCGAGGCCGGCGAGATCGCCGCCTCCGCCATGACCACCTTCGGCCTGTCCGGGCGGGACCTGCCGCATGTGGCGGACCTGTTCGCCGCCGCCGCCGGCAAGGCGCAGGGCTCGGTCGATGAGATGGCGATGGCGTTCAACCAGACCGCCCAGGTCGCCAGCATGATGGGCCTGTCGATCGAGGAGACTACTGGCACCCTGGCGGCGTTCGCGTCGACCGGCCTGATCGGTTCCGACGCGGGCACCTCGTTCCGGACGATGCTGATCCGGCTGGCGAACCCGACCGGCAAGGCCCGTGACCTGATGGAGGAGTTGGGCCTGTCCGCGTACGACGCGCAGGGCGCGTTCGTCGGGATGGAGGCTCTGGCTGGGCAGTTGCAGACGCAACTGGGTGGGCTAACGCAGGAGCAGCGCAACGCCGCGCTGGCGACCATCTTCGGCAACGACGCCATCCGCGCCGCCAACGTGCTGTACGAGCAGGGCGCCGGGGGAATTGAGGCTTGGACCGGGGCGGTCGACGACTCCGGCTACGCCGCCGAACAGGCCGCGAGGCGGACCGACAACCTCGCCGGTGACCTGGAGCGGCTCGGCGGGGAATTGGAGAAGTTGCTGATCACCGGCGGCGGCGCCGGCGAGGGGCCGCTGCGTGGACTGATCCAGGGCTCTGAGGACTGGATCGCCACCCTCAACGAAGAAATCGAGATCTGGGAGACCAGATACCTGCCCGCCATCGGTGACGTCGAGGACGCCATCAACGACCTGCTGCCGAGTTGGCTGGAACTGCCTGACGTCGTCTCCGAGACCACCGACGAGATGGAGCGCCAGGAGCAGCAGGCGGCCCTGCTTCGCACCGAGGTCCTACGTGACCATGCAGCCGCCGACAGGTACACGTCGACGTTGGAGACCACCGCCGCTGCGACCGCCGCGCTGGCTGAGGAGACCGACGAGCTGCGGCAGGAAGCGTTCGACATGGCCGACCAGTTCCTGTCCGGTCGGGACGCCGCCCGCGACTGGGAGCAGGCCATCGACGACGCCGCGGTGGCATTGGAGGAGAACGGCGCCACCCTGGACATCTCCAGCCAGAAGGGCCGCGACAACGAGGAAGCCCTCGACCGGATGGCCGACGCGGCGCTGCGAGTCCTCGAGGACATGGTCGCGGCGGGTGAGAACACCGACGTCGCGCAGGCGCAGATGCGCGAAGCCCTAGTCCAGACCGGCATCCGGATGGGCATGTCGGAGCAGGACGCCGAGGACTATGCCGAGCAGATCCTGCTGATCCCGAAGGCGCCGGTCACTACTCCCCGGTTTGAGGACACGGCCGCACGAGTCAAGGTCGCTTCCTGGCAGAAGCTGATCAAGGATCTCAGCCAGACCATCCCCATTACCATCCGCGCTAGTGGCGGCCTCGGCGGGCTCGGCGGGTTCTTCACTTCCGGATCCACCAGGCCGGGCGGGATGCCGTGGCTCGGCAGCTATCCGAGAACCCAGGGGCCACACGACGGCGGCGCCATCGACTACGGGATGCCAGTCGGTACCCCGTTGCGGGCCACATTCCCCGGTTACCTCGACAACACCAACCTGGGCAATCGCTCCTACGGCATGTACTACACCCTGCGCGGCGGCGGAAAGTACGAGCTGGGCGCGCACCTGTCCCGGTTCGCTCGCGGCGACGGGTTCGTCTCCACCGGTTCGCTGATCGGCTGGTCCGGGAACACCGGCAACTCCACCGGCCCACACGTTCACCTGCTGCGGAACTTCGCCAAGGGCGGCATGATCAGTCACGCCCCAGTCGGTGGGTCGGTGCCGATCAACGCGCACGGCGGCGAGTACGTCGTCAACGCCGCCGCGACCGCCGCGAACCGTGGCCTGCTCGAGGCCATCAACACCGGCCGAAGCGGCGGCGGTGTAGTGCTGGAGTTCCGGTCCGGCGGCTCACACACAGACGATCTGCTGTTGCAGCTGTTCCGGAAGGTGATCCGGGTCAACGGCGGCAACGTGCAGACCGCGTTGGGTTCGTAGATGCCGCTGCTACCGATCGTCGTCGAACTGTTCATCGACGCCGCGTGGACGGACATCACCGACCGGGTGTACGCCCGCGACCCGATAACGATCACCCGCGGCCGGGCCAACGAAGCCAACCAGGCCGGCCCGTCCAGGCTGTCGCTGCAAGTGAACAACCGCGATGGCCGTTACTCCCCGCGCAACCCCACCGGCATCTACTACGGCAAGATCGGCCGGAACACCCCGATCCGGCTGCGGCTGACCGGCGAGACCGACGCCCGGTTCGTCGGCGAAGTGATCGAATGGCCGCAGCAGTGGAACGCCTCCGAGACCGACGTATGGGTGCCGATCGAGGCGGCCGGGATCATGCGCCGGCTCGGCCAGGGTGGCTCCACCCCGAAGTCCGCGCCGCGCCGGTTCATCCCGACCACCAACCCGACCGCGTACTGGCCGTTGGAGGACGGGCCGGAAGCTGTCGAGGGTGCGGCCGCCATCGGTGGGCTGCCGTTCCGGCAGACCGGCGGCGCGGTCACCGGCGGCCCGGCGGTCCCCGTCAAGTTCGGGGTGGGAGACCTGGGGGAGTGGCTACTGCCGGGCGCGAGGGGTGTGTCGGCGGCCAGCAACTCCCGCATGGCCGCAGCGGTGCGGATGGCCAGGACCGCCGACGACTGGGCCGTGGACCTGACGTTCCGGGTGCGGGACGCGCTGTGCGGCACCATCCTCGAGGTGTTCGACAACGGCCCCGGCGCATCCGGCGACCCGGCGTACAACTGGAAGGTCACCACCCGCGGCGACCCGGACCAGGACCTGACCCTGCACATCACCGAGGACGATGGCACCCCGGCAGACACCCTGCTGGGCACGTCCGCGATGCTGCCCGAGCTCGGCGACGAGTTCACCCACCACATGCGGCTCGCGGTGGTGCAGTCCGGCACCAGCGTCAACTGGAACATCTACCTGGACGGGGTGTCGGTGCTGTCCGGCACCCGCACCTCGACCACCAACCACGGCGTGCGCCAGATTCAGATCACCACCTGGGGTGCGGGCGGGTCGGAGACCGCGTACGGGCATGTGGTCCTGCACACGATCCCGGTCGGCGGCGGAAGCCTGCCGTCGGTGACCACCGCCGCCGGCGTGGCCCTCGGCCGTGTGGGCGAAACCGCGGGCCGCCGCATCGAGCGGCTGTGCGTCGAGGAGGGGGTGGCGTTCTCGTCCACCGGCGACCTCGACGAGTCCGCGGGGATGGGTCCGCAGCCGGTGGCCGGGTTCCTGGACCTGGTCCACGAATGCGAAGCGGCCGACCTGGGGTTCCTGTTCGAGCCGCGCACCGCGCTCGGGTTGCACTACCTGACCCGGTCGGCGTTGTACAACCAGTCCGCGGCACTCACCTTCGACTACGCCAGCAGAGTGTTCGCGGATCTCACCCCGGTCGACGACGACCAAGCCCTACGCAACGACGTCACCGTGTCCCGCACCGGCGGCGCCTCCTACAACGCCACCCTCGCCACGGGGGCGCTATCGACGCAGGCCCCGCCGAACGGGGTCGGACGCTACGACGAAACCGTCACCGTCAACGTCGCCGGCGACGGGAACATGCTGGAGAACCAGGCCGGGTGGCGGGTGCATCTGGGCACCGTCGACGAGGCGCGGTACCCGACGGTCCACATCAACCTGAACAGTCCCGGCGTTCTGCCGTTCCTCGCCGCTGGGCTGATCGCCCTGGATGTCGGCGACCGGATCGACATCGTGAACCTGCCGTCATGGCTGCCGCCGGACGACGTGTCGCAGCTGGTGCAAGGGTTCACCGAGACCTTCGACGACGGCGGCTACTCCCGGCACATCACCATCAACTGTGTCCCCGAGTCGCCGTACCGGGTCGCCGAGTACGAGTCGGCGGCCGGCTCGAGCGTCAACAAGTACGACACGGCCGGGTCGCAGCTGAACGAGGACCTGACCACCACCGAAACCGGGGTCGACGTCCTGACCACGACCGGACCCGCGTGGACTGCGGACGATGTCGAAGACGGCTTCCAGATCATCATCGGTGGCGAGGTGATGACCGTGACCAACATCGGCGCGGCAATCGCGAACCTTCAGACGTTCACCGTGACCCGCTCCGTGAACGGGGTTGTGAAGGCCCACTCGACCGGTGCCGCAGTGCGGCTGTGGCCGCGACCCGTCTACGCGCTGTGAGGAGCCACCGTGGCCGTACTCGCCGGTGAGACCGTCATCGCCGGGAAGGCCCCCGGCGAGCGGATCGCCACCGACATCGTCACCAGCAACTCCGGTGGCATCGGCACCACCGAAACCGTCATCCAGACGGTCACCGCCGCGTTGGTGTCCGGCCGCATCTACCGGGTCACCTCCGACTTCGGCTACCAGGTGTCCACGAACACCTCCTCCGACCACTGGTCTATCAAGATCCGTGAGGACAACCTGACCGGCACCCAGATCCAGGCCCGCCGCTGCCACTCCAGCACCAACTCGAGCAGCATGCCGTACCACATCGAGGTGGAGTTCACCGCGGTGTCCACCGGCAACAAGACGTTCGTGGTCACCGCGGACCTGTCCAGTGGTGCGGGGCTGTTCAACCTGGTCGCGCTGGCGGATCAGCCCGCGTACTTCTACGTCGATTACATCCGCGGATGACAGTGACTGATCCGGTTGAGTTCGTGGGTCCCTTCGAGGCCTATGACGTCGTCGTCCATGGTCGGCAGGTTCCACTCCTGCAGGCGACCATGCAGCCCGGCGGCCGAGTGCTCTTGATGCTTGACCGGCGGATGTGCGTCGAATTGGACGTTCAGGTCGTGCAGCAGGTGGTGCCGTTCATTGCTAACTGCATCGCCGTTGCGTCGGGATACACGTGTCACCCCGAACCTGACTGGGGCGAGCCGAAGACGAGCCACCCGATGCCCCAGGTGGGGCGTGTCACATGAACATCCGCGGATGATCGGCCGGCGCACCCTGCTCACCGGCGCCGCCGCGGTCGCCGCATCCACGCTGCTACCTAGGGAGGCGGCGGCTGTGGCGACACCGGCACTGTTCATCGCCGCCCACCCCGACGACGAAACGTTGGCCATGGGTGTCGCCATCGCCGAACACGTCGCCGCCGGCATCGACACCCACGTCCTCATCCTCACCGACGGGCGCACCTCCGGGGCGCGCGCAGCTGTGAACGGCGAGTATGTGAGCTCGTGGTGGCGGGTCCGCCACGACCCGGCCGCCGAAGGGTACACACCGCTGGACCCGGCCACCTTCGGGCAGCACCGTCTGAACGAGGCCGACCGTGCCGTCGCCTGCCTCGCCACCGGCCTGGGCCCGGTAACGATCCACCACGCCGGGCTGCCAGCCGACGCCGTGGGTCCGTGGGCCGCGGTCGACGCCATCCGCAAGGTCGCCGACGCGATCAACCCGGGGGGGCCGGTGTGGCTGAAAACCCACTCTCCGAAGGTGGACAACCACAAGGATCATCTCGCCGCCGGCGGCGCAGTGGCGTGGCTGGCGGGCACCGGCGACCCGGCCCGGTTCAACACCCCCCGCTACTACATCCTGTCCGCCTACTGGGCCGACACCCGGCTGTCTACCGTGGCCGAGTCGTGGGACTACCCCACCAACGCCGGCATCCGAGACCGGGTGGTCAACGCCTGCCGCGTGTACGGGGCGTGGGCGCCGCCGCACTCCTACGCCATCGGCCAGCACTCCAGCCCGGCGCTGTTCGCCCGGATCGCGGCCGCACCCAAATGCCTCATCCACACCTGATAGGGGGAACCCGTGACCGTTCTGCCAGGTGACATCGTCGTCTGGAACGACCAAGCCCGCGTCGTCGTGGACGTCACCGCCGACGAAGAGCCGATGGCTGTGCTGCGCCTGCCCGAGGATGTGGACCTGCTCGAGCCGGTGTGCGTGTACGCGGCCCGGCTGACCGCCACCGGGCACCTGCAGCATCTGGACGGCTGGGTGGAGGACTCCCCTGGCATCTGGTCCACGGTATGATGACTCCAGACGTGGCGCGCCAGGTGCCGAAGACTCTGGCGATAAGCGGAATAGGGGTGATCCCTCAGCTCGCGGCCGGGGCTAAGGGAAGATGGCACCCCCTGTGCTACGCAGGTGTGGCATGACCTCCATCAGCCAGGAGCGCGCCGCCCTGGACGCCGTGGGGTGGTGGCTGCGGAGCCGGGAGCAGGCCCGCTTCCAACGCTCCTACACCGACGCCCGCGCCGTCGTCGAACCCGCCACCCGCGTCTTCGTCCACATCACCATCACCAACCCCCGCAACTACGGCTCCGACGACGCCCACGCCCGCGCCGTGGAATCCATCGGCATCTCCCGGTTCCCCTCCACCGGCATCTCCTACAACCGGCTGTTCATGCAGTCCGGCACCGCCTATGAAGGCCAACCGATCGGCCGGCGCGGGGCGCACACCGTCAACGACTTCAAACGCGGCTGGTGCTTTACTGGTGGCTGCCCCGGCCGGGGCGCACCGCTGACCGCGCCGAACTGGAACCTCAACTACAACGCCCGCGCCTACGTCATCTGCCAAAACGTCGCCGACGTCGTCACCGACAAGCAGCTGAACTCGCTGGCGAAGGCGATCGCTGCGGACAAGCTGGCCGGGTTCGTCGTCCGCACCGCGGAGATCCACGGCCACCGCTGCGTGTCGTCGAAGAGCTGCCCGGCCGGCCCGATGTGGGCGCGGATGTCCGCCCTCGAAATCCTGGTCAACGACTACCTGCGCAACGGCCTCAACCCACCACCGGAGGACGACATGCCTACCCCTGCTGAACTGTGGAACCACAAGCTGTCCGACCCCCACGACGGCGTTGCGAGGTCGGCCGGGGACCTGCTCCGGTTCGCCCGCATCGACGCCTACAAGGGATGGCAGAAGACCCTGGAACTTGACGCTGAGATCGAGGCGCTCGAGCAGGACTTGGACATGCTGCGTGCTGAGGTCATCGAATTGAAGGAAGCTCACGCTCCGGTGGCGGAACCGCCCGCTTGACCCTGATAGCCCCCCGCACGGCAGGAGAGCAAGGTGTGGATGACTGGCCTATCCTCACTGTCGGCGGCCCCCTCGGCGTCCTGTTCGCCGTGCTGACCACCCTCGTCCTCCGCCTCGCCTCCCACCTGTCCAACGACCGGGCCAGCCAGCTGCGGCAGATCACCGACCTCCGGGAACAGCACAGCCGCGCGCTCGACGAGAAAGACGCAACGATCCGCAAGTTCATCGCCGAACTCGAACAGCAGCGGGAACGGGCATGGAAAGCCGAAGACGCCGCCGCAAAGTGGAGAAGGCAGGCGGAGCGCAATGGGAACACATGAGGCCGACCAGCACACCGAACGCAGCGTCCACCGCCTGGTGGTCGGCATTCTGGCCGTGTTGGCGCTGGTCGTCATCGCCGTCATCTGGCTGTTCGTCAACCGGGCGCAAATCCAGACCGCAGGTGAAACCTCCGCAGCGAACGCGGTGTCGCTGGCCGAGCAGGTGCAAGCCGAATGCGAGAACCCGGCTGTCGCGGTCGACTTCGACATCTGCCGGCAGGCCGAGGACATCGCCGAACAGCCGACCGAGCCGGTGCCCGGACCGGTCGGACCCCGCGGCCCGGAAGGCCCGACAGGGCCGCGCGGATTCACCGGGGACGTCGGCCCACCCGGACCGGTCGGACCGGCCGGCGCACAAGGGCTACCCGGCGGTGTCGGCCCAGCCGGCCCAGCAGGCGCCGACGGGGCAGCCGGCGCGGACGGCGCTTCCGGTGAGTCGATCGTCGGCCCCGAAGGGCCCGCCGGACCTGCAGGACCAGCAGGCGCAGACGGCGCGCCGGGTCGCGGCATCGTGACCGTCGCCTGCGGCGACGACAGCAACTGGCTGATCACATTCACCGACGACACCACCCAAACCGTGGCCGGGCCGTGCCGGTTCCCGCCAGGACAAGAAGGGAGCACCCCATGAGCATCTTCACCAAGACGTTCTGGGCGGCCACGCTCGAGCGGGCCATTAAGACGTTCTGCCAGACCGCCGCCGCGCTCATCGTCGGCAACGGATTGGGCATCGAATACATCGAGTCGTTGGATTGGGCGGGGATCGCGTCGGTGTCCGCGATCGCCACCCTCGTCTCGGTGCTCACGTCGGTGGCCACGCACAGCGCCACCCAACGCGGCCCAGGTGTCGGCACCGCTGAAACCCTGTCGCCGCCGGCGTCGTCGATCCCTGTGACGTAGCCGGGCACACCTCGACCCTGTCCCGGCTACCCCGCCGCCCCCTGGCCTCCCTGCAGGCCGGGGGGCGGCCTTCGTGCGTTCTACGTCTCGATACTGCAAGTTTCGCCGTCATGTGCCTCGTCAATATGCCCGCAAGCATCACAATAAGGATCCCCAAAACCAATAAAGACATAACCGTCACACAGACAGATCATGCTTCGACCGCCTTCCGCCTACGCCGGCCGTTGTGGGCGATGTTCAGCGGCGGCCCCAGCTGCCCGATCATCGGGGCCTCCACCTCCAGCGCCACCTGCCGGACCGTCTTCCCCGCCTCAACCTCCGCCGAATGCGACTCGACGTTGAACCGTTCCACAATCGTCATCGTCACCCCAGGCGAACGCAGCACCGCCTTCGCCTCGTTCGACAGGTGCTGGTCGGCCCGCTGCAACCCGTCGACGCTGATACCGACGTACAGCACACCGATGTAGGTCTTCCCGTCGAGCTCGACACCCTCCGGCGGGGTGTCCCACCGGTACAGCACATGCTCGTTGTTGTGCCACGACTGGCCGGCCCCGGCAGTTGTGGGGATACCGTCCGGCAGCATCCCCTTAGCGATCAAAGTGGTCATGAAGTCGGAGATGAACGGGGTGCGGAACCGCACCGGCCGGGTGTCGGTATCGCCGATCATGTACCCCACCCCCGGGGTGCGGACGGAGATCTTCGACGCCGCCGCACCCAACGCCTCCGACCCGGAACCGAATGCGGTATTCGTCACCAACCAGTCGTTGGACCGGAATACCACCTTCTGCGGGAACAGCAGCCGCACCTGTTCACCGATCGCATGCCCGAACGGTATCTGCGTCAACGCGATCGTGGTGATAGCAGCCTTACGGCCGAGGGACAGTATCTCCACCAGCATCTGCTGATGGTTCGGCCCGTTGCCACCGGTTTTCTTCAACTGGTTCCACGCACGCATGGCCTCGTCGACAACCAGATACCAGCGGGGCGCCTCCTTCGTCGGAGTATGCAACCGCTCCTTCCCGGCCATGGTATTCATCCGCTCAATCATCTTCGTGTGCAGATCCTTCACCAGCCGTTTCATCTCAGCCGGTGACGCCGCATAGTCCCGGACCAGCGGTGAACCGTTCGACAGTTCCCACAATTCGACCCCGCCGGCCGGGTCCAGCACCCACAACTCGAACGGCTCCCCGGCCGCCAACGCGGACAGGATCAGCGTCCACAGCATGTTCGACTTGCCGGACCCGGGCAGGCCCACGACCAGCGTCGACAGGTAGTTGTGCAGGTAGGCCGGGTCGCCCCGTTCGGTCAACCCGCAGGTCAGCCGTGCCCTCGGCGCGGCCGCCAACTCAGCCACCGACAACACGTCAGCCAGCGGGTCGGAGAACGCGAAGTCCAACCGGGCGACCCCCGGGTAGTCGCCTTGTGTGACAGTCACTCCTCTACAACGGTTGATGCCCGCCGCTATCGTCTGCGCCCTGGTCGCCAAGTCGTCCGCCGACCACCCGAACGTTCCGCACGTCACCCACGCGGCCATCCCGGAGTTTGTCAACTCCCAATGACGCAGCCACGGGACCTGTCCGCCTTTGCCTGATTGTGCGAACCCGACCGCTCGAGTTCCGGTGGACCAGCCACGCCGAATGCGCCACCAATTTGACAGCGTATTCGCCCCCCGTGTTAGGCTGCGGCTCCGCAGCGCGGAGCCGAACAACCACACTTGGGACTTATCCGCCCGCCAAATAAGCGGCGCCAACGGCAGCGGCAGAACCAGCCAGAACGGAACACCCCGGGACCACAACCAGCCCCCGGCGACCATCCCCGGCCACGTGATCGGCCGCTTGAACAACCACCGGACGGTCCGCCAGGTGAGGTACAGGAAGTCGTGTGTCGCCGCCCACTTGCGGCCCATGCCGCGGACGATGCCGCGAGCGGACCCGTCGTACGGCGCGGTCTGCACGAAGTCGGGCACCGCGATCTACCCGGTCTCGGTCAGCGTCCCCGTGCCGCCCGGGCCGACTCCGCCGTTAGTCGCCGCCGCCGGGTGCGGCCTCGAGGGCTGCCCTGCCGGCTGCGCCCGGGCCAAGTTCCGGACCCGCAACGCGCGGCCCTTCGCCACGTGCAGCCTCTCCGCCAGCTGGTCCCCACTCAATGTCGACCACTGCTCGGCCACTGTCAACGCGGCCAGCTCGGAGTCGGTTCGCTGCTTCGACCGCGAGGCGGCCTTCGAGGCGGAGGCGGAGGCAGCGGGTGCAGTACGCGCGCCGTTTCGTCGAGTGGCCGAAGGCGACGCAGTACGCGAACCGTCCCCATCGGGTGAGAGGGCGCGGGGGGCGGCGGTTTCTGCGGGGGCGGAGGAGGACTTCGGTACCCATATCCCGGTCTCCTGCCGTTCGTGGGCGATGTAGTGGGCGATCGTGAACACCGCCACCGGCGGCAGCACCTTCCACGCGATGACCGCCCACAGCGGGGCGGGCAGGTCGGCGGTGGCCGGGTCGTAGATGGCGGCCTGCGCGTTCCCGACGACTGCGGTGGCGATGACGAGGGTGGATACCACCCGGTTGAACGGCGCCGGTTTCCGGATGTAGGACAGCAGGGTGGCGGCGGCGAGGCCGTCGAGGATGACCGGCAGCCCCCACGGGGAGTCCCAGCCGACGTAGATACCGAGCTGCCGCTGTTGGGTGTAGGACACCCAGGCGGCGACGCCGGCGGATGCGACGAGCAGCGGCCACTGCAGTATCCGCCACCAGTCGCGGCCGGTATCGGTATTCTGCGCCACGTCAGTACCTCCGCGCATGACGGTACTTGTTCACCTGTACAGATGTACACTCTGACGAGCATGGCAGCAAGGGAGACCCGCCGTGGGCACCGACCCCGATCAGGCCGGCCCCCAGCCGGAGACCCGCCCGCTACATGCAGAGATCCCAGCCGACCTACACAAGAGAATGGGCCGCTACCGGGCCGACACCGGCGTCACGCTGACCGATCAGATCAAGGCCGCCGTCGCCGAGTGGCTCAAGAAGAAGGGGTACTAGTGCCGGTCCTCTACGGCGAGCATGAGCCACTCATCGCAGATGCCGTCTGCATCGTCTGCGGCTCCAGCCAGAACCCAGTCATGGATCACTGCCACGCTCATGGCTGGGTCCGCGGCGTGCTGTGCCGAAGCTGCAACTTCGCCATGCGTCACGTCGACTGGCGCAGCCGCCCAGGTAATGGAGCACTATCCGCCTGGACCACATGGGATGCGCTTGTGGCGCATGCCGCCCGCTGCATCGACTGCCCGCCGATCACCGTCGATGACCTCGAGACACCGGATGCCGTAACCGTGTGTGTGAAGCTCACCGACGCCGAGAAGGCGATCGTGGACCGGCTGGCCCGACGCGACGGCATCATCCACCTGGACGGGAAGCCGAACCGGTCGGCGTGGGTGCGGCGAATGATCCACCAAGCCGACGAGACGGACCGGGGCGAGGGCTAACTTACGACGTCACAAGGGTCACTGGTCAACCTTCCCGCCCAGTCGTTCGACTGCCTCGCAGACCTCGGTTACCAGCATGGCCTCGGGCAATATGAGGTATTCGTTCTCGGGATCGTCGTCGAGGGCTTGCAGGTACATCTGCCCAACAGCCACCAGCACGTCTATGTCTCGCCGGGTCGGGATCATGGGAATCATGGCCGCGCTGTCTCATCGCCGAATCCGTGCGGCGACCAGCCTTGCTCGGCGCGGTAGGTGTCGATCTCGTCGCGCACCCGGCGGCTCCACGTATCGGGTCGACCGGAGCGGGCCTCGACTATGTCGCCCATCATGTCGATGAGTTCGCGGGCCTCGAATAGGAGGCGGGACAGCCGCTGCGCGTCACTCATGGGTCTCCTTCGGTCGGCCGTCAGCCATCACAGCCATTTCCCTCGCATGAACGTGGTCCACGCCCGCCCGATCAGCCGGTTCCCGAGCCCCAAGGCGAGGACTCGTCGATGCGTTCATAGTCGCGTTTTGATTTCCAGCCAGTCTCCCCACGGTCATCAACGGTGAGATCGCAGCAGGGCGTGCGCCAGACGGAACAATCGGTATAGCGGGCCACGACGGTCACCTTGCCGAGGTCGTAGGTCCCTCCACAATGCAGACAACGCACCAGTTGGTTCACTGCCACAGCCTCCGCATCCCCCGCGACACCGCCCGCCCCATGACCCGGTTCGCCAGCCGCTCGAGCAGCCGGCCGCGGGCGACCGCGTTGGCGTCCCGGCTGTACACGGACGCTTTGCCGAGGATGCGGGCGAGCTCGCTGAGGAAGGTCATGAGGTCTCCTTGGCTGCCGGGATGGCTGTCGAAAGTGCATCACAGGGTTGTGTTTCCGCAGGTGAGGCGGCACGTGCGCCGTGTGGACCGACGCACTCGTAATGCGTAGGTCGCGGGTTCGAATCCCGCAGGCGGCTCCCGTTTCCGCAGGTCACGCTCATGGGCACAGTCTTTCACACATGGCTACACATGTCTACCCGTGGCACAAACATGGCACAAACTCTGGTAGGCTGTCCTCAGATTGGTAGCCATTCAAATGGCTACAATCAACCTCTACTAGAGGGTGAGGAGCGGGGAATGACACAGCCGTTCGGTTTCACCGTCCAACGGACGGACCACCTCTATGGCGAACCGGTCGTCGACGGCACGCTGACCAAGTACCCGCATCCCGAAGGACTCTGGCGAGTCTCACTGCCCCATCAGTGCGACGAGTGGGTGATCTCCGCGGGCAGGGCCTATGCGGACGGGGTCTCTCACACCGAGGCCGTCGCCGAGCTGGAGCGGTTCATTGCCGAAGCGCAGGAGGCTCTCGCCGCATTGCGCAAAGAACGTGAGGTGACCGAGCCGTGACCCTGGTCGAGTTCCTGACGGCCTTGGCTGTTGCGATTGCTCTTGCCGTCGCGATCGTGGGTGCCGGGATTACTGTCGGCCACTTCGTTCGCCGCGACCATGTGTGGCGCATCGGAAGGCGACGCCGGCCATGACTCGTCGCCGCGACTACGGCTCCGGCGCGGTGTACCGGCGCACCGACGGCTACTGGATCGCCGCGTTGGAGCTCGGCTGGGACAAAGGCAGACGCCGCCGGCGCACCTTCTCCGGCAAAACGAAGGCCGACGTGGTGGCGAAACTGCGGAAGGCGCAACGCGACCTCGACGCCGGCGCCTCCTTCGGCGCCGACATCCCCACGACCGGGGAGTGGCTGCGCCGCTGGCTCGACGACATCGCCGCCCAGCGGGTCGCCCCCCGCACCCTGGCCTCACACCGCTCCTACGTCGACCGGCACCTCATCCCGCACATCGGCCGACACCGCCTCGACAAACTCACCCCCGCCCACATCGTCGCCCTGCACCAGACGCTGCGGAACCAGCCGAAGGCCCGCGGCCAGGGCATGCTCGAGGAATCCACTGTCCTCCGCGCGCACGCCGTACTGTCCCGGGCCCTGCGCGACGCCATGCGGATGGGGTTCATCACCCGCAACCCGGCGCAGATGGTGGACCGCCCCTCAGCCGGCCATTATCAGCCGGAGTTCCTTGATGTCGTCCAGGCGGCCACCCTGCTCCGCGCCGTGGTCGACGACCCGTACGGATCCAGGTGGGCGTTCGGGCTGCTGACCGGGCAACGGCAGGGCGAGTGCCTCGGTTTGCGGTGGTCGCACGTCGACCTCGACAACGGGCTGGCGGACATTGCCTGGTCGTTGACCCGGGTCCCCTACGAGCACGGCTGCGACCCGCCCTGTGGGCGCCGGCACGGCGGGGACTGCCCCTACCGCCGCTTGGCGGTGCGGCCGTCCCGGGAGCACGTCGTCCTCGACGGGGCGCTCTGCCTGACCCGACCCAAGGGCGGCCGGCGGAAGATGGTCCCGCTGACCGGCGCTTTGGTGGCGTGGCTGGGCCGGCACCGCGAACAGCACCCGCCCGGGCGGCATGGCCTGGTGTGGTCGCGGAACGGGGGCCGGCCGGTGGACCTACGCGAAGACTACGAGGAGTGGCGGCAGCTGCTCGCCCGCCTCGGCCTGCCGGCGGTGACCGTCCACTCCGCCCGGCATACGTGCGTGTCGGCGCTGATGGCGTTGAGAGTGCCGGAGAACGAGATCATGCAGATGGTCGGCCATTCCACCGTGGTTGCTGCGCGGCGCTACCAACACCTATCTGCTGAGGCGGCGCACGACGCGGCAGCCCGGCTGGGACGGCTACTGGAGCTCGAGCCGGAGTAGTCTGTGCCCATGCGCTGGCGCGACTACCACTACCGCTCTAGTTCGGCCTCATCCTGACCCGGGAGAGGTGGCCGAGCGGTAAGGCAGCGCCCTGCTAAGGCGTAGCGTCCTCGTGGCGTCGCGGGTTCGAGTCCCGCCCTCTCCGCTGGGAGGGTGGCGCTGAATGGTCGGCAACAGGTCCCGAAAACCTGGCCAGGGTAACGCCTGAGGGTTCGATTCCTTCACCCTCCGCTAGAGCCCGCTAGTAGTTCCTGCACGCAGTCCTGCAGGTCCGCCGCCGGCACCTCGAGCACGTCGCGGCAGTGGACCAGCGCCGTCGTCCTCGTCCACACCACCTCCTCGACAACGGGGGCGGTCGGTGTCGATGTCGGTGTCGGTGTCGGTGTCGAGACAGGGGCCGGGACCGAGACGGGAGCCGGAGACACGGGGGGTAGCGCCTCCGACTTCACCGCCTCGGCCGTCTCGGTGGGCGTCGGCGTGGGGGTTGGCGTTGGCGGGCGCGGCAGCGACGCGAACGACGTCGGCCGCAGCTCCGGCTGTTCGTCTACCTGACGTGGCGCGGTCGATACTGGTGGTGCCCCCGGGTGGATCTCCGGAGTAGCCACACCCACACCCAGCGTCGTCGGCACCGCCAGTAGCCCGGCAGCGGCGAAAGTGGAAGCCTTCGCGTTCTCACGGAAGGTCGCCCACACCCACATCACCGGCGCCAACACCAACGCCTTCCCGCCGTGGATCAGCGTCAGTCTCGGGCGGTCGGCGGCGTGTCTGGGTGCTTCGGCCTGCTGAATCAGTAAGGCGAGACGGTCGGCCCGCTGGAGCAGTTCCTTCAGTTGCAGCCGCAGTTCGCGGCCATCCCCCGCTGGTTGCATGGGCGCAACTTACGCCCCGTCACACCGCTTGTGAAGGATCCGCCGCCTCGTTTTCGCCGTCAGGTAGATCCGGCCGGTAGCGGGCCGCGCGCAAAGCGTCAGGAACCCGCCCGAATACCACGCCGACGTCGACGGCGAGCTCGAAACTGGGCCGGTCGGTCTCACCGGACAGCCACCGCGAAACCGTCGACTGCCGCACGCCGATCCGTTTCGCCAGCTCGGCTGGGGTGGTGCCGGTTTCGTCGAGGACGGCTCGGATCCACGACCCCCACCCTCGACCCACCGTCACGACCAGCACCGTACTTGCCTGCACGCAAACTGTCTACTGTCCACGCCTCACCCCTGCTGTGAGATGTGAAACTTTCCCGCCCAGAGTATTGCATGTCCGCACGCACCTTGCTAACTTGCGTGCAGGCAAGCAATAACGGATGGAGGGGCGTGGCGCATGGCCACCCGCGTGTACCTCAGACTCGACGCCCTGCGGGCGCTCGCCGAACGCAACGGCTGGACCAAACCCGGCGGCCGCGACCGGCTCAACGCCACCGCCATCGCCGACGCCATCGGCGTCAACGTGTCCACCGTCACCCGCATCATCGCCGGCGACCCGTGCGGCCCGGCCACCATCTCCGGGCTGCTCGCCGTCACCGACGCCGGCTTCGACGACCTGTTCACCCGCGACGCCAACGGCACCACGGCCGGTGTCGCATGAGCGCCCGCATCCTCGGCTGCTTCAAGTGCGGCAAGGAACTGGAGAGCGCCTTCCCGCCTGAGCACACCGACGACAACCAGCCATACGCCGGGACCACCTTCGTCTCCCACGGCCACTACGGCTCCACCGCGTTCGACGCGATGGACGGCTCCTTCCTGGAATTGAACATCTGCGACGACTGCCTCCGCGCAAATCGCGACCAAGTGCTGGTGGGTCGAGTCACAGAGCACCGAGAGTTCACGTACAGCGACTGGACCGAGGTGTCGCAGTGAACGCCCGGCCGCCGAAGCGGAAGGCGGTGGCCTCCCGATGACCGACCTGTCTCAGATCAGTTACACCCCGCGGCAGGCGGCGGAGAAGACCGGCGTGTCCGAGTACACCATCGGCGCCGCCATCCGCTCCGGCGACCTACGCACCGTGCAACCCGAAGTCAACGGCCGCCGCATCCGCAAACACCTCATCCTGCACGCCGACCTCCTGCAGTGGCTGCGAGGTGCCCGATGATCCACCGCATCGACTGGTACCGGCTGGTCGGCCTGCTGCTCATGGCCGCCTCCGCCGCGTTGGTCGTGGCCACCGTCTGGTGGGTGGTGTCGTGACCGCGTTGTGGCAGCTCGCCGCCGTCGTCGCCATCTGCCTGGTCGTGTTCGGCGTGTTCGTCAAGTGGGAGTCCCACCTCGAACACCACCCCCGCGGCGGGAAGTACCGGAGGCAGCCGTGATCGGCGACCCCAACGGCCCGCGTCCCCTACCGGCCGGCCCCGGCCCCTGGCCCGGGCAACCCCGACCCATGCCCAGACCGAAGGGGGCCGCTATGACCGACACGGAGAAACTGCAAGCGATCCGGGCGCGCCTGGACCTGGTCTGGCTCGACGGCTACTGCGGCGGCCTCGCCCGGCGTCTGCTCGCCATCCTCGACAACGACGGCCCGCCACCGGACCCCTGAGACGCCCGCCGGCCGCGTCTTGAGTTCCCCCACTCAGCTCCGCGGCCGGCGGGTCCGTACCACCCCCACCGCCGGTGAACGCCCCGAACCCGGCGGTGGGGTGACCGGACAAAGACGCGGCCCCCGGACCCGCTTCCCCACAGGCCGGAGACCGCACCAACAGAAGGAGCGTACCGCCATGTACGACTCGGAGACGCGGGCGTTGGCCCGGGACGGGTGGGCCGAACCGTGACCGCGGTGGAGGAGATCCGCCGGGCCGCTGCCCTGATGCGGGAACGGGCAACCAAGGCCACGCCGAGTCCCTGGGAAGCCGAAGAGAACACCGCTGTTGTGGCTCCGAACTATGGCGACGACGGCTGGACCGTGTTCTACGACGAGGACGCGCACCGTCGAGACATCACCCACATCGCGTCGTGGCATCCGGCGGTGGCGCTCGCCGTCGCCGACCTGCTGGACACCCTCGCCGTTGGGATCGAGTCCGCTGCCGCTGACCGGTGTGAGAACGCCTACATCGACGAGGTCGCCGTCTTGGCCGTGGCCCGCGCGTACCTGGCCGGTGAGCAGCGGTGACCGCGCACGCGGAGGCCCTGGCCCGCCTCGTCGAGCAGGGCTACACAGCCGAGCAGGCGCGCCGCATCGTCGCCGGCTTGGAGGCGCCGCCGGCCGTGACCGTGGTGGACACCGACGCCATCCGGGAGAAATGGCTGCAACTGTGCGGCTCTTGCGACGCCGGACTGCCAATGAACTGCACGCACCCGGACGAGGACTACCGCCCCGTCATGGCCACCCTAGTGGACGAGATCGAGCGACTCCGCACTGCGGGCGGTGAGCAGCCGTGACCGCCGAACCGTGCGCCACCTGCGGCGGCTCCGGCTGGGTCCCCGACCCCAACCTGCCGCACACCCGCAACGAGCCGTGCCGCGACTGCCCCGGCCGCACCATCCTCCACCACTGGCCCGAGGAGACCGACCGATGACCGCCGTCGTGCTGTCGCCTGCGACGTACCACACGCCAGCCGGGTGGGCGCAACGATGCACCCTGCGCGATGACACGGCAGCACATCAGATTCGGCTGTCATTCGTCCATGCCGACAGGGGCATAACGCAGCACGTGGTCGTGTCCTGCACGTGCCGCCGATCAGTACCAAAGCCTGGCAGCACCCGGCGCAATCCGGGGTTCGACCCGATCGCCACCATCACCACCGCCGATGAGGCGTGGACCGCGTGGCACACCTTCCACAAGGAGTCCGACCGATGACCGTCGAACCGACCACCTCCGACAACCCGTTCAACATCCTCACCGACACCGTCGACGAGATCGGCAACATTCTCGACGAGCACTTCCCGCCCGTCGTCGGCTGGACACCCGACCGGCCCGAGCCGGCCGCGCCGAAGCCGCTGCCACCGGTCGTCGAGGACATGATCGCGGAACACGTCCTCATCGAGGAGGCCGCGGACTGGCGCAGCATCGCCGCCTGGGCCCGCGGAGAGAAGAAGGACATCGCCGCCGCGAAGCGGAAGCGGGCCAAGCGGGTGACGGCGTGGCGGGCGCAGCACGGCACCTACACCGGCGGTGAGCAGCCGTGACCGGGGGGGCGCACGACACACTCCGCGACGAACTGGCTGCAGCGCTGGTAATGCCGATGCTCGAGGCGCCTGAAGTGCTGCCAAGCATTCTGGCCGACGCTGTGCTGCCGGTGGTGCTGCGGTACGCCGACGCCCAGGTCGCCGCCGCACGGGAACGCATCTATGCGTACGAGGTCAACATCGGCACCGAAGCGACCCCCGACTGGGTGACCTATAACCCCGCCGACGTTGAGGTCGTCTACCTGGAGACAGACCCGTGACCGCCGCGCAGTGTCTGCTCATCTGGGTCGGCGTCCTGTTCGCCGGCGGCCTCATCGGCTGGTGGGGATGCCGGCAGTGGCTACGCAACCGGCGGTGGCCATGACCCGCCCCCGGCTCCTCGACCTGTTCTGCGGGGCGGGCGGCTGTTCCGTCGGCTACCACCGCGCCGGGTTCACGGTGGTCGGCGTCGACAACCGGCCCCAGCCCCGGTACCCGTACGAGTTCCACCAGGCCGACGCGCTCACCTACCCGCTGGACGGGTTCGACGTCATCCACGCCAGCCCACCCTGCCAGCACTACGCCCCCGTCACGCGGTGGCGCGGCAGCGCCGACGACCACGCCGACCTCATCCCCACCATCCGGGAACGACTGCAGGCGGCCGGCGTCCCGTGGGTGATGGAGAACGTCCCCTCCGCGCCGCTGCGCCCACACTTCATGCTCTGCGGCTCCGCGTTCGGGCTCGCGGTGCGCCGACACCGCTGGTTCGAGACGTCATGGTCGGGCATCCAACTCACCACCCCCTGCGACCACCGCGGGCTGCTGCCGTTCATGCACAAGGGCGAACGGGCCTACGCCGACGCCATGGGCTGCGGGTGGATGACCAACCGCGAAGCCCGCGAAGCGGTCCCCCCGGTGTTCACCGAGTATATCGGCGCCCAGCTGCTGGCCCACCTGGAGGCCGCGGCATGACCGCCCCGGCGCACAACCTGCACCCCGTGAGGCCGACATGAACTTCACCGACCAGCCGCTCAACGTCTACCCGGTGGGAGTGCTCGAGGCCCTCCTCCTGACAATCCGAGCGAAACGCCTCCACCTTCCAGCGCCGACCGGCGGCTCGCTGCGCCACGAATGGGGATACATCCGTGGCCAAGCCGCCAAACACAACTGGCGCGCCGTCCGCAGTGCCTTCAACGGCTACCTAGCCGAACACGGCGGCCACCAGCACAGCGCGGGCCGAGGCTGGACCAAACGGGCCGCTATCCGCCGAGCTGAACGAATCTGTCGGGATTGGCGGCAGGCCGATCAGGTGGTCGCTGCGGCACGCCGGACTGAACGGGAACGCATGGCCGCCGCCTTGCGGACATGCAGCCTACTGGCCGAAGCCGCCGGCAACAGTGCCCGCGCAGCCGCCTTTGAGACAGCCGCCGAGATCGTGGAAGCCGAGCCCGAGCCGGCAGGTGAGCGGCCATGACCCACGGCGCACACCAGGCGACGTCCACCCCGGCACCCGCCTGCCCCGGCTGCGGCGACCCGATGGCGCCCACCCCCGCCGGGCACTACACCTGCGACCACACCGGCCGCACACCGGCGCCGTACGACCTGCCCGCCGAACAGCGACCCCTCCGCCGCCGCGAACGCCGCATCCGCACCACCGCAGCCGTCGACGTGTGGCCCGGCTACCAGCCGACCCGGGAGAAGCAACCCGGCGACGGACTCGGCGCCATGGCACGCAAGAGGCGGCGGCCATGACCCAGGGCACGGCCGGCCGCCGGTTCGAGTGGAAAGTCCGCGACGCGCTACGCGCCGACGGGTACACCGTCATCCGCTCCGCCGGGTCGAAGGGCGCCGTCGACCTCGTCGCATTCAAGGAGATCCCCGACGGACCCAACACCTACCGCTTCGCCTGGGACGCGTCCACCAGCACCACTCACATGCTGTTCGTGCAGGCCAAGCGCACCAACGGCACCATCCCACCCGCCGAACGGACCGAGCTCATCCGCTACGCCCACATCGCCCGCGCCGTCCCCCTGGTCGCCTACCAGCCGAAACCCCGCCAGCCCATCGCCTACCGGCGGCTCACCGGGCCAGGGCCGAAGGACTGGCAGCCATGGACGCCCGACGAGGTTGCGCCATGAGCTTCCCCTGCGCCCACGACGGCCGCAAGCGCGACGTGACCATCCCCCGCGGCTTGTGCGACACCCACGCCAAACAGGCCGAGCGCAAGCGGAAGGCCGCGCCGCTGGTCGAACGCGACCCCGAGATTCAAGCCGTCCATGACCGGCACCCCAACATCAAACAGAAGCCGCTGCCACTGGAAGACGTGACGCCATGACCGACCTCGACCTGACCGAAGCCATCAAGATGGCCCGCTACGTTCATAGTTGCTCAGCGGTCTGCATGTGGTGCAGCGACTCAACCAAAGCTGTCGCTCCGTTGATTGAGCGGCAGGTGCGGGAACGTATCGCCGCCGAACTCGACCAGCTAGGCGATCACCCCGGCCGTATTGAGTCGTTCGCTGACGGGATCTGGTGGCGAGCCGCCGAGATCGCCCGCGGTCGTGGCGGTGGGCCATGACCGACGCCTACGTCCCGTTGACCGGCCCGCCCACTTGGCAGCACGCCGCGTGTCGCGGTGAAGATCCTGAAATGTGGTACCCGTTCAGCTCCTCCAGTCCGCTGCTCAGGAATCCGGACGGCCAGACCGCTAAGGACATCTGCCGGCGCTGCGAACACGCCATCCAATGCGTGGCCTGGGCCGTCCACCTCGACGACCACCACGGCATCTGGGGCGGCCTCGACCCGGAGCAACGCGACCCGATCTGGGCGCAGCGGCAGCGACGCGCCGAGGTGGAGAAGGAGCGGCAAGAACGGCGACTCGAGGCCGAGGAAGCCCAGAACTGGCGGCAACGCGCCCTCGACGACGCGGTTACGGGGTGGTCGTGATGGCTGACCGTCTGCTCATCCGCCTGGTCGACCCGCGTCGCGGCGTCATCGACGCCGAACTCATCCCCCACAAAGGCGGCCCGCACCGCATCGGCTACCTGACCGGGGAGGGCTGGTTCTGCGCCACCTGCGGGCACAGCCGCTGCCCCCACATCGCCACCGTCCGTGACCTCGTCCCACCCATGGAGCAGCCGTGAACTATTGCGAGCTCTGCCACGAGCCGACCCGGAATCGCAAACGCACCGGGCGGCAGAACTACTTGATGTGCGGCGAATGCCGCTATTGGGACGAGGTCTACGCCGGATACACCGCCGAGGACTGGCAAGCCGAATACGAAGCCGAGGCCGCATACCACGAAGACCTCGAGCGGCGACAGAAGCAGGGGGAACCGTTGTGACCACCGTCGATTACTTCTCGCTCACATCGGGCAAACCGGAGATCCGCCGCGACGACAACGGCCGCCCCTACGTCAAACACCCCGAAACCGGCCGGGAGATCACCTACCGGCGGGTCACCACCTTCATCGACGTCCTCGAGGACCGGTTCCTGATCGAACAGTGGAAACAGCGGATGGTCACCATCGGGATGGCCAGACGGCACGACCTCGTCATGGAGGCCGCCAGCCTCGCCAACGACCCCGAAGGCAACAAGCAGAAGCTCAACAAGGTCGCCGACACGGCCCGCGAACACGCCGGCGACACCCAAGCGTCCCGCATCGGCACCGCCGTCCACGCCCTCACCGAACAAATCGACAACGGCCAAGACCCCCTCATCCCACCATCAGCCAAACCCGACATCGACGCCTACCGCCAACTCCTCATCACAGAGCGGCTCACCGTCCGGGAGATCGAGGTGTTCGTCGTCCTCGACGACCTGAAAGTGGCCGGCACCTTCGACCGCATCTACGAATACGACGGGCACCGGTACGTCGGGGACATCAAAACCGGGTCCCTGTACGGCGGGGCGAAGATGGAACGCCAACTCGCCGCCTACGCCACCGGCAAACGGTACGACCCCGCCACCGGGGAACGCACCGACCTCGACGTCGACCAGAAACGTGGCCTGATCGTCCACATCCCCGCCGGGAAAGGTGAGGCGTCCATCCACTGGGCCGACCTCGAACGCGGCCAGTACGGCATCGGGCTGTGTGACCTGATCTGGACCGAACGCGGCCAATCCGCCGGCGCCCTCATGGCAACCCCACCGGGCGCGTTCGACCTGTTCGAAGCCATCGCCAACACCGAACCCACCAGTGAAGCGTTCTCCGCCCTCTGGCACGCCCACCAGGAGCACTGGACCCCGGCAGCCACCCAGGCTGCGAAAGCCCGCCTACAGGGCGCACAGACCCACCTGACACCCGTCAGGTGATCGCCACAGCCCCCAGAAGAAGGGACAACCGGCATGACCACCGCAACCCCCACCACGTGGGACAACGACCCGTTCGCCATCCGCCCCAAGGTGCCGTCGCTGTCGTTCGAGGAGGCCGCCGTCGGCACCGTCAAGTCCGGCACCGTCACCCACATCGACACCGACGTCCAAGGCCGCGACTACAAGACCGGGCTGCCCGCCACGTGGGAGAACTCCGGCGACCCGAAGCTGTCCATCGTCATCGGCCTCGACACCGACGAAGGCCCCCACGCCCTGTGGGTGACCAAGTACGCCAAGGACGCCAAGTTCGTGGCCATCGCGCAGGCGCAGCGGGAGCTCGGCCGGGTCCTGCAGATCGGTGACGTGCTCAAGGTCAAGTTCACCGGCATTGAACCGGGCAGCAACGGCCGCAAGCTGTACCAGGCGAAGATCGAACCCGGCCAGCCGGGAACTACGGCCGACCCGTTCGCCGCCCCCGCTAAGCAGGCCGACGAGCCCCCGTTCTGATGACTGACATTCCTGAAGAGACGTGGCGGCGCTTCATCTTGCAGGTGGTCGGAGGAGCCGGACCGGAAGGTCTCAACAAGGAAGAACTAGACCAGGCCGCTGACCTGTTTGAAGAGCTCTACGTACACGCCGCTCTCGTCCACCTCTGGGAAGCCCGCCAAATCGACGTGTCCTACAGAAACGGCGAACTGAACTGGCGACCCTCTCAACCCGACTAGCAAATCAGCCCCGCCCAGACAGGCTGGCCGCCCGACTTCGAGCCGGGCCGGGGCACATGAGCAGCACCGCGCTCGAGCGCATCATCGACGCCCTCGCCCGGCGCAACGGCATCCCGCCGCGCCGCGTCGGCGGCGAATGGATCGCCCTGTGCCCCGGCCACGACGACACCCACCCGTCCCTCGGCGTGCGCGGCATCCAAGGCCAGGTACTCATCTGCTGCCGGTCCCAAGGCTGCCCCGCCGACCAGATCATGGCCGGCCTCGGCATGACCCTCGCCGACCTCTACGACGACCCCCGCGGCGCCACCTACCGCTACGACGACGGCCGCATCGTGCACCGCTCACCGGCCAAACACTTTCACCAGACCGGCAACACCAAAGGCACCGCCCACCTGTACCGCCTCACCCAAGTACAGCAGGCCGTCAAAGCCGGCACCACCGTATGGCTGGTCGAAGGCGAGAAAGACGTACACGCCCTCGAAGGGCTCGGCGCCGTCGCCACCACCGCCCCGATGGGCGCCCGCAACGTCACCAAATGCGACCTCAGCCCCCTGCACGGCGCCAACCTGGTCATCATCCCCGACCAAGACGAGAGCGGTCGGCAGTGGCTGTCCGACGTCCTCGGTGAGCTCGTCGGACACGTCCAAGACGTCACCGTCGGCAGGCCCGCAGCCGGCAAGGACGCCGCCGACCACATCGCCGCCGGGCACGGGCTCGCCGACTTCCAACGGGTCGACACACCACCCGTGCAGCAGACCAACCCGCCCCGGCGGATCATCCTCACCGCAGCGGCGGACATCACCGTGCGGCCGGTGCGCTGGTGCTGGGACGGACGGCTCGCCCTGGGCACCCTCGGCCTGCTCGCCGGCCCCGAAGGGCTCGGCAAATCCACCCTCGCCTACTGGGCCGCCGCCCGGATCACCCGCGGCCAGTTGCCCGGCGAATACCACGGCCAACCCCGGGCTGTGCTCGTGTGCGCCACTGAAGACTCCTGGGAACACACCATCGTCCCCCGGCTGATGGCCGCCGACGCCGACCTCAGCCGCGTCTACCGGGTCGAAGTCAAAGCCGCCGACGACATCACCCTCGGGCTGTCACTGCCGCGGGACATCCACGACCTCGACCAGGCCGCGCAACGCACCGGGGCCGCGCTGCTCATCCTCGACCCACTCATGTCGCGGATCTCCGAAGCCCTCGACACCCACCGCGACGGCGACGTTCGCCGCGCCCTCGAGCCGATGGTCGCCATCGCCGACCACACCGGCATGGCCATCGTCGGGCTCATCCACCACAACAAATCCGGCTCAAGCGATCCGCTACAACTGGTGATGGCGTCCAAGGCGTTCACCGCGGTCGCCCGGTCGGTGCACACCGTCATCAAGGACCCCGACGACGAGACCGAGGCGCGGCGCCTGTTCGGCACCCCGAAGAACAACCTCGGCCGCACCGACCTGCCGGTGATGTCGTTCACCATCACCGGCTGGGACTACGACACCGACGAAGGGCCGGGCAGCACCGGGCAGCTGGTGTGGGGCGACAACGTCGACGGCACCATCGCCGAGGCGCTACGACGAGCCGGCGACGACCCGGAGAACCGCACCGCCACCACGGAGGCCGCCGAGTGGCTGTCCGACTACATGGAGGTCCACGGGCCCAGGGTGTCCAGCGCGGACATCCGGGCGGCGGCGGCGAAGGTGGGTCACAGCTATGACGCGGTGAAGCGTGCCCGCCGGAAGTTGAAGATCCCGGTCCAGAACGAAGGATTCCCGCGGGTCACCTATTGGGTGGTGTCGCCGTTCGGCTCCCCCCGCGTTCTGGATGCACGTGCATCTGCACGCGCGTCACAGTCGGAGCAAACGTCTAGGGGAGACGCTCCCACTGCACTGACTGCACCCACTGGACAAACTAGGACAGGAAAACAGGGTTCTATGTCCCCTAATATCCCAAGTACCCCTTCTGCCGAGTCTGTCCAGTCGGTGCAGTGGGAGCAGTCAGAGCACCCCCCCGCGCGAGGCTGCTCCGACTGTGGCCTACCACTCGACCAACAAGCCGGACTCCAGTGCTCGGTACCCGTCATCCACAGGCCGCCCGACTTGTGGAGCAGCACATGACCAAAGGAGACGATCCCCGAATGAAGACCATCACCGGCGAAGCACGCGTCTTCACCCCTCAGGACATGGACGAGGGCTTCGGCAACTTCGTCGACGAACTGTCCGAGGCCGATAAGCCCGAGGAGACGACGTGACCCAACCCACGCCGCCGCCTGGCATCCTCGAATACGCTCGCGCATACCGATGCCACGACTGCCCCGCTGATGTCGCAGAGCCATACCTCGGAGACGACGGCATCTGGCATCTGAACATCGCCCACGAGGACGACTGCCCGATGCTGGCCGGGACCGTTCCACTGCGGGATGCGGGTGCGGAAGCAGCAGCGAAGGCGGCGGAGGTCACCGGCCGGCCAGCTCTCTACGTGGCCTTGGAGGGCAAGGAGGCGACGCCGTGAGGCTTGCCCCCGCCCTGTGGCACCTGATCCGCAACCCGCCAATGTCCACGCTCAACGACGACGGCAGCATCCACGAGACGTGGCAACCCGACCGCAGCGAACAATGGGCGATCAGCAAGCCCCACTGGCTGATGACCATCTTCACCCGGACATTGCCGTGCGGTTGCACTCAGCGTCGCATCACCCGACGGATCACGCTCTACGTGTGGCGCTGCCCGACTCACATGGCCTGGATGGACGAGTGACCACCCGCTGCAACGCCGAGTATCCCTGCGCCGTCGACGGCTGCGGGCTCACCCAGGAGGTGCCGTGAGCAAGGTTTGGCGTATCTGCGTCGAGGTGCCCGGCGACACGGACGAAGGCCACCACGACCTGCTCTTCACCGCTGTGGCTGACGCGGCATACGACTGGGAAGAGAACTATCCCGACCGGGGTGACTGGGACATCAACGTCTACGCCCACAAGGTCGACGAGGACATCCCGTGAAGTGCATCGTCTGCACCCACGTCGACACCACCGCCCAAACCTGCGACAAGTGCGTCGGCTGGGTACGCCGCACCCTCATCCGCGTCGAACAGCTCTACGCCCTACTCCCCTACGAACTGGCCGGCCGCGCCGGCGCCTCCACCCCACCCGACCCCTCCGGTGTCCGCGGCGACAACGGGCACATGCCCGGCGGCGACATCCTCGTCATGCTCGGCCCCGGCTCCGCCTCCTGGCACGACACCCCCGACGTCGACTCCGTCCTCGGCCTACTCCAACGGTGGGACACCGGCTGGCGGATCACCTTCCACGACGACGCCGCCACCGACCCCGCCACCGTCACCGCATGCTCCCTGTATCTGCTCCGCCGCCTCGCCAAAGCCGCCCAAGAACCAGCCTGCTGCTTCGACGAGTTCGCCGACGACATCGCACGGATGCACGACCGGCTCGAGCTCGCCCTCCGGGTCAGCCCGCAACGGTCCCCCGTGCCGTGCATCACCTGCGGCCACCGCCGCCTGGAACGGCCCCCGCCACGTGACGACGGCCGAGCTTTCGAGTGGCAGTGTGGGCGGTGTCACCGCAACTACACCGACGCCGACTATTGGATGGCTATGCGGCAACACGGACAGGCGGTGTGAGAATGGTCGACGACGCTGAACTGCTGCGCCGATTGAAACTGCTTATCGCCGACCACGAACAGGAACGCGAGCGGGTCACAATGCGGCGATGGTTCTGTGCAGCGCACAATGAAGGCCTGGCCTGTTGCGTCGATCACATCGCCGAGATCGGCGCGGACCGGGAGGACCCCAGCGAACTGTCGTGAGCGTTATGCTCGGCGCCTGTGCCGAACCCCCTGCCGGCCGCGTGGAACCGGCACGCCGTCACCGTCGCCGAACTCGCCGCCTACCTCGGCGTCACCCCGTCAGCCGTCCGGCATGTCATCGCCAGACACCACATCCCCGCCGCCGGGAAGCGTGGACGGGCGAAGACGTACAACCCGCTAAGGATCCTCGCAGTGACCGGGCGACACGACCGGCGCGCCGGAGTTGACCAACCGCCCCCCATCTCGTCACACTAACCGGCAGCAGAGGTATGTCCCGGCCATGATTCGGTCGGGGCTTTCGCACGTCAGGAGACAGCCATGCGCCGCACCCTCGCCACCCTCACCCTCACCGCAGCCTTCGTCCTCGGCAGCGTCGGCACCGCGCTCGCCAACCCCGAAGCACCCACCAACGGCGGCAGCGCCAACGGTGGCGGCTCGTCCGGCCAATGCACCGGTGCCAACGCCGACCGCCCTGCCGCCTGCCACAACGGGCAAGGCTCGGGCAGCTGACCAACGCCGACAAGGGCGACTTCCAGCACTGACATGCGCGCCATCGGCGTCCACGTCTGCGAAGGATGCGGCCAGGTCTACGACACCATCGGCCCATACCTGCGCTGTCTTGAAAGCCACGTGACCATTGAGCGTGGCTGGCCGTTTACCGAGAACCAAGCCGGTGCGCCCATCGTGACGGAAGTGCATCCCACACACGAGGAGCAGCTGTGACCATCACTCTCGAGGTCGTGCTGTACGTCATCGCCGTCGTGCTGCTCGTGCTCGCCGCCCTCGGCGTCGGCACCCGGGTAGCCCTCGGCTGGGCAGGGCTCGCCCTCGCCGTGTTCACCTTCGGTGTGCTACCCGCGTTCTGATGGCCTGCGCCCGCGGCTGTTGTGACACCCAGGCCGAGCATTACCGGTCGCTGCGGGTGCTGGACCCGGACCGGCGTGCGTTGACGAAGACGACGACCGCCGACGACAAGTCGCAGGCGATCGACACGACCGAGCACTGGCACGAACGGCAGGACGTGATGGTGCGGATGAAGGAGCCCGTGCGGCTGCGCGGGGACCGCAAGACCGGACGAGTGGAGAACGTGTGATGGCCAAGATCCCCAGCTACGCCGATGCGGTGGCCGAAGCGCAGGCGCTGCTCGCCCAGGCGCGGCTCAACGACCCGGACGAGCACTTCCCGTACAAGCAGGACGACGCGCGGGCGCTGCTCGATGAGGACCCGCCGGCCGGTCCGAACGGCCCGGACGACACGTCGCGTCACGTGTCGGACTACATCTCCGGGGACATCATCGACGCCTCGGCGGCGTACGTGGCCGCACAGCAGGCGTACCTGGAGGACCGGTCGCTAGCCAACCGGGATGCCTACCACGCCGCCCGCGACGAGCTGGTTGCGGCCCGTCTCGACCACCGCATCAACCGCTGAACAGGAGCTAGGCAAGGGCCTCGGGTTCGTACCGGGCGAGGATCTCCTTCGCCCATGCAACAGCATCGACCATGCGTTGCCCCTTCGGTTGTTTCGTGATCCACAATTCAAGATTCTCGGGGCGGTTGTCGTCGCGGACGCCGTTCTTGTGGTGGACGTTCTCGCCAGGAAGCAAACTCCGGCCAAGGATCGCGGCCATCACGGCCTGATGCTCGGGTACATACCCGGTCTTCCAGGCATGCGGATGTCCAGGCATGAAAAACATCGCGTAGCCGCTGCTGTTGATCACTCGCTTGCGGTTGTTGCCTGAGGCTGTGGCAATTTCCGCCCGCCCTACGGCGTACGTGTAATGCGTTGAGCAGTAGCCGTGAGCTTCATGTGGCCTGTCACAGTCCGATACTTGGCAACCTCGCGCTTCTGAGGAGTTGCGGATCGGCCGCAGCGGGATCCCGAAGCGGTCTTGCTGGACATGTCCATCGCATAATCCACGGGCGCGGGCAGGCCGATCGCATCCGTCGAAAACGCATGGCCCGGTCGCTGGTCGCCGGTGTGTGTAGGTGTATCCCGTGTTGCTTCGGATGGGTTCGAAATCGGGGAACTTCCCTCGCCGATAACGGGCGTAGTCAGTGCGACAGAGCCCTAATGCCACGCGGGTCTTGCCGCAGCTTTCGATGGCGCATGTGTCATCGGTCATGCTTAATTCTATACGAAAGGACCAGTGGCACCGTGTCGATTACGGCCTCGGGCTTCTACGTTCAGAACTTCATCGATGAGCTGGACACGACGAACGTCGGTCTGGACCTGATCCTGGTCACGCACAAGTGGGCGTTGCTGTCGAATGCGGCTACGCCGAACTTCGACACCGACGTGACCTGGGACAACACCAACGAGGTCACCGGCACCGGCTGGGCGACCGGCGGGGTGCTGTTCTCCGCTGGCGCGGCGGGTGACACATCCATGGCGCCGACTCTGACCGTCTCCCCGACCGGGACGATGAAGTGGGACATGACGGACCTGTCGAAGGCGTCGACGACGCTGTCCGGGGTCCGGGCGATGCGCGCCTACGCCGAGGCGTTGACGACGCCGACGGCGGATGCGCTGATCCTGCTCATCAACTTCGTGTCCGACTTCGCCACGACAAACGGCACGTTCGGGGTGCAGTTCGCCGCCGCTGGCGTCGGCACGGTGGATTGGACGCCTTGACCGTCACCCGGCGGTCGTTCCTGATCGCCGCTGCCGGGATCGTCATCACGCACCACCGGCCCGGCCACAACCACGGCCCCAGCCCAAGCCCAAGCCCCAGCCCGACGCCAACCCAGCCGCCGACCGGGCAGGCATTCTTCGTCGGCCAGTCCTTCGTCGGCGGCCTGGACATGGTCGGCGGCACGTTGACGGGAGGGTGACCGGTGGCTGCTCAGTATCCGGGTGCTGTCCCGGATTTCGCCAGCATGGTCGGCACCGCCACCGATCCGATGGACGGACCGTCTCATGTGACGTTGGAGCAGAAGCAGGCCGACGAGATCGTCGCCCTGGCCACCCTGAGCGGCGGGCTGCGCCACCAGTTCGGCTCCGGGTTGTGGTACTCGGAGCCGTTCGTGTCGGGAGTCTCATCCCAGACCAACCAGGTCGGCGATGTGCGGCTGTTCCGGATGGACTTTCCGCCCGGGACTACCTGCACCGGGTTGGGAATCAACGTCTTCACCGGCGGGGCGGCTGGTGCGACGAAGACGCTGCTGATTTACAACGACGACGGGACGAGCTCGTTTCCGACGACGTTGCAGAAGGCGACCTCGGCGTTGGACACCACGACAACCGGGGTGAAGTCGGAGACGTTCTCGGCAGAGGCGGTCGGCGGGGTCCGCTGGATCGGCACACTGACACTGACCAACACGTCTGTTGTGGCCGGCTGCAACGGTGGCCTGTACGGCGTCGGCACGACGACGATCGTGTCGTCCAATGTCGTGTGGTCCGGTTACATCCAGACCGGTCAGACCTCGGCACCGGGCACGTTCACGTCGACCCGGACGCCCATCAACGGGCTCGACCGGGTGTTCTTCCAGATCGGCTGAGGAGGCGTCGTGCCGTTCACCATCCCGAATGTCGGCGACGCCGGGTTCACCGCGCAGGCGATGGTCAACTCCACCGACGTGGCGATCCTCGCAGCCGGGAACTCCCGCTCCGGAGTGGCCTCCGGCTGTGGGGTCACCCCAACCGGCGCAGCGAACGGGTCGGTGGCCGTGGCTGCCGGCTTGGGAGTCGTCGACGGGGTATACGTCAACGTCGCCGCTGGGAACGTGGCCATCACCTCCAACTCCTCCGGGAACCCCCGCCGGGACCTAGTCACCGTCGACGCCACCGGGGCGAAGTCCAGTGTCGTCGGCACCCCCGGCGCGGTGCCGCTGATGCCGGCCATCCCGAGCTCGCGGACCGTCATCGCCGACGTGTACGTGCCCAACGGGCACACCTCCGGGTCGACCATCGCCGCCAACCAGATCACCGACAAGCGGCTGACCATCCCGTCGTCCGATTTCCAGGCGCACAACGTGCTCGAGTACGGCGCGGTCGGCGACTCGCACCACAACTCCGGCGGCGGCACCGACGACACCGTGGCCATTCAGGCCGCGTATACGGCGGCGCAACAGGCCGGCGGGTTCGGTGTGGTGGTGTTCCCCGGCGGCCGCACCTACCAGATCACCGACACCATCGAATGCCAGCCGGACCTGACGAAAAACTCGGTGTGGACGTGGGGTGTCGGCGCAATCGGCGGCAACCAGGTGGTGAACCTGCCCAACATCGTGTGGGGCGGCGCCGGCGGCGGGTTGATGTTCAACAGCGAGGCGTCCGGTAACAATCTCCAGGCGGCGCTGTTCCGCAACGTGCGGTTCGCCGCCGGGCCGACACCGGCGAACACTGCCATCCGGTTCGGCCCGTCCGGCGTCAATGGGGCGAAGATCGACTCCGGCACCGGCCTCGACGAAGTCCACATGGGTGGGTTCGCCGGTAACGCCATCTCCTGCGAAGGCATCGGCGCGACCAACTTCTGGATCCGCGGCGGCCGGTGGGACTACATCTCCGGTTACGCCCTCTACATGAAGATCGCCGGACAGTCATTCCTGTCCATCCGCGACGTCACCTACGACGTCGGCCCCGGCGGCAACGGATTCGCCCACTTCGACGCCGGGGTCCACGCCCTGGCGGGCACCGCGAACACTCACCAGGTGATGTGCCACATGGACACCATCCACTGGGAGTCGGGTGCGCTGCTGGAGACCATCGCCGGGGCCACCGAAGAAGCCGGCAAGCGGGGCATCATCCGCTGCACCATCGACACCAACGAGGTCATCGTCCAGCACAAGATCGCGATGACCAGCTGCCAGATCCTCGGCACCACCGGGTCGTCGCCGTCGCAGTCGCTGATCCAGATGGACGGTGGCACCACGAACGACCAGCGGAAGGCGCGGCTGAACTTCAACGGCCGCAACCTGTTCGGGTTCAACGGCGACGGGTCGGCGACCACCGGGCACAAGATCCCATACGGGAACTGTGGGATAGCCCAGGGCGGATCGGAAGGCACCGGCGACGAGTACCAGACCCTGACTCACCGGTTCTCCGGCGGGGGTGTGACCGCCAGCCGGTATCCGCGGGTCTGGCAGAACACGACCTGATCGGGGGCCGCGGTGGCGATCAGCTTCGTGGCAGCCGGTGCGGCCAGCGCCACCGCCGACACCAGCGGCCCGATCGGCAACACCTCCTACGGGTTGCCGGCCGGGGTGGTCGAGGACGACCTGCTGATCGTCGGCGCGGGTAACAAGCCGTTCTCCGCCGAGCCGTCGCCGCCCGCGGAGTTCGACGCCCAGGCCACGGTGACCAATGGCACGGTGGCGAACACCGGCGACGGTGGGTCGGTGCGGGCGGGGGCGTTCACCCGGACGATGGTCGCCGGTGACGGTGCGCCGACGTTCACGTGGAGCGCGTACTACACCCCGCAGATCGGCGCCATGATCGGGCTGGGCAAGGAGAACACCGGCGCGTGGACCGTGTCGGCCACCACCGGGTTCGACAGTGCCACCGGCACCACGTCGTTCCTGGCCGCCGCCCCGGCGAACCTGAACTTCGCGGTCGGTGACTGGGCCGTGGCCGTGGTGATGGTCCCGACCGACGCCGGAGCTCACACCTCGCCGGTGCTGTCGATCCCCGGCTGCACGGTGGCGAACCTGACCGCCCGGGTCAACCAGTCCACGACGCAGGGTCTGGACGGCCGCTGCTATATCTACACCGCCGACATCACCACCGGCACGTCGTCCGGGGCGCCGTCGTATACCGCCACCGGCACCTCCGGGGCGACCGGGTCGGCGCAGGGCTCGGTTGTGTTCCTGCGGGTTGTTGAACCGGCCGCTGGCACGGACGCCACGGTCATCCCGGCGACGGTCACCGCGCTCGCCACGGTCGGCCTGGTGGTCGTCACCACCGGCGGGCAGCCAGCGGCGTTCGTGGTGGGCGAGTCGTTCGTCGGCTCAGTGGACGTGCTCGGCTTCGGTGCCACCACCGATGTGTCCGCGACTCTGCTGCCGAACCCGGTGGCCGCGGTCGCTGCGGTTCCGGCGCCGGCGCTGTGGGGGCCGCCGACCGGTCTGGTCGCCGTCCCAGCGGTGGTCGGCCGGATCGAGCTCGCGTGGAACCCGGTGCTCGGTGCTTCCGGGTATGACATTGAACGCGACGGACAGGTCATCGTGTTCGACCATCCCAGCGCTACCTACGACGACATCGACATCCAGCCGGGCGTCGAGTACGCCTATAGAATTCGTGCCGTCGCTGCTTGATTGGCTCGGCGCTTCCGATCACGGATACGGCCGCAGGTGCGGCAATTGCGCTTGCCGTCGCGGCTTAGACGAGTGTTCTTTGGTATGTACGGATGCCCGCGAGGGCAATGAGTCTTCTGCGTCATGGGGTTGCGGCCCTTGCGCGCAGCATCGCGCATGTTGTCGGCCTGCGTTCCGAGGAAGAGGTGTTCGGGGTTCACGCAGGCGCGCACATCGCAGGTATGGCAGACAAGCAACCCGTCAGGGATCGGGCCGCGGAACGTCTCGTATGCGAAGCGGTGAACGGGGCCTTGACGCCCGTTCCACATGAAGATGCCGTAGCCGATGCTGCTCTTGGCGTTGGGCCAGATCCAGCACTCGCCTGCGGGAGGGGTGCCGATAATGGCGCGGAACCGTTCCGGCGCGGTGGCGTTCCGAAGCCATTGTCCCTGGGGCATAGCCCATTATGTCATACGGGTACGGGCCGTGGACGCCGCCTGATGCGGTGGCGGATCTACTACGGAGATCTATTCACATTCTCCGACGAGGACGGCCTGCCATCACAGGCCCCGGCGTTGAACGTGCAGATCATCATCTGCCGGGACGACGACCCGCACAGCCAACTCGGACGCTACGCGGTCCACCGATTCGACTACTACTGGTGGGACGACCCGGACTGGTTCGGCGGAGATCTGTTCGGCCTGTTTGACTACCTGAGTCGGCCCGGGGACAAGCGGGTCCTGTTCGGGCGGACCATCGGCAACGCCGAGCATCAGGCGATTGTGGACCGGGCTCTGGCTGATCCTGAGTTGGTCAGGAGGCCGCGCCGATGACGCATATCACTGCGAACACGGCGCAGGTCGGTTACCGGGGCCGTGACGACAGCCAGACGCTCAACTCGGCGACGTTCACCTTCGCCCTGAACACGCCGTGGTCGCAGAATGTCGACGAGACGTTCCGGGTGCGGCTGGCGGTTGAGGAGAATGCCGGAGGCGCCGCCACCGTGGCGGGCCAACTGGAGGCCAATCTCAACGGCGGCACATTCCAGAGCGTCACCACGACGTCGACCATCGTCAAGGCGGTGGACTCGGCGCAGTTCGCCGATGGTGCCGCCACCTCGGACCTGGGTGTCGGCGGGGCAGGTGGATTCATCGCCGGTACCGGGTCGGAGACCGGCAATCCGACCGATGTCGCGCTGACCAGCCAGCACACTGAGATCGAGTACGCCGTTCAGATCGTCAGTGCCGACGTGACTGCCGGTAACACGATCATCATCCGGGTTGCCGGCCTGGATAGTTACGCCGCTTCGGCGGGTGCGTCGGTGACGGCGCTGGAACCGCACGCCACGGTGACCCCGACCGTGGTGGCAGCGGTCGCCGATGTCCCGGCGGTCACGGTGATCATCCCGTCCCCGGCTGGGGCGTGGGCCTCGAGCGTCACCACCTGGGGCGACGCCGACTACACCTGGACCGGGGCGGCTGCCGGTGGTGACGCCACTGTAACGCCGGCCACGGTCGCTGCGGTCGCGGATGTGCCCGCGCCGACAGTGCTCACCGGCGGCGACGCCAGCGTCTCGGCGGCAGTCGTTGCTGCCGTAGCCACCGTCGAAGCGGTCACCGTCGCAGCTGGGGCAACGGTCACCGCCGTCGCCGTCGCCGCAGTAGCCGACGTACCCGCTGTGACCATCCTGATTCGCACCGTCTCCGACTGGTCCGAGGTCGTCCTTGCCACCTCCCTCGGTGGCGACATCACCATCGAGGTCGGCCCGGTCGTCGCGGTCGCTGCCGTCCCGGACCCGACCGTCACCGGCGAGGCGCTGGTCACCCCGGTGACGGTGGCCGCGGTCGCAGACGTACCGGCACCGACCGTCACGGCGGGCGGCTCGGCGGCCATCGACGCCGCAGTGGTGGTCGCAACGGCTGCCGTGCCAGCGGTCACCGTCACCGGCTCCGCACTGGTCGCCCCATCGACCGTGGCAGCGGTTGCTACCGTCGAGACGGTCACAGTTGCCGCCGGCGTCGGGATCACCCCTGCAGGGGTTGCCGCAACCGCGGACATTCCGGCGCCGACGGTCAGTGGCAGCGCACTGGTCGCCCCGGCCACAGTCGCTGCCGTCGCCGACGTCCCAGCGCCAGCGGTCACTGCCGGCGGGTCGGCCAGCATCAACGCGGCCGTGGTCGTAGCGGTGGCGGACGTACCGGCCCCCACAGTGTCGGCAGGGGCGACCATCTCAGCGGCCACGGTGGCCGCTGTGGCGGATATACCGGCGCCCACGGTGGAGCTATCCGTCTTGGTCGTACCGGCCGTCGTAGCGGCCATTGCGGGCGTCCCAGCGGTCACTGTGACAGCTGGTGGCGGTGCTCAGATCACCTCGCCCACCGTGACAGCGGTCGCCGCAATACCAGCACCCACTGTGTCGACCAGCCTGGTCATCCCAACAACCACCGTCGCCGCCACCGCCACCGTCCCAGCAGCAACCGTCATCGGGGCATACCTGCCAGCCCTCGTCGAGATACACGCCACCACCACCGCAGGCAGCATCGGAGCAGACTCACTCGGTGGCACAGTCGAAGCCAGCACGAGCGCAACCGGGCAAGCAGCATGAAACCTGGTGGCACCAGCGCACGGGGCTACGGCTACGGACACCGGGCAGCACGCCGACACTGGGCACCCATCGTCGAAGCCGGCCTGGCCTGGTGCTGCGAGGAGATCTGCCTCATGCCCGACAGGTGGATAGCACCCGGCACAGCATGGGATCTGGCCCACCACACCGACCGCAGCCTCGGCTACCGAGGACCAGCGCACCGCAAGTGCAACCGCACCGAGGGCGCACGACGTGGATACGTGGCACAGCAGCGGTCACTGGCCATACGACGAGCCATCATCTACAACCGATGGTGAGCGGTGAAGAGCCGCATCGTCGCAGGTCAGAGGCATGATTTTTTACCGACAAAGGGCTCGGAGAC